GCAGCAGGAGATGCAGCAACAGCAAGGTGGTGAGATGAGCCCCGAAGCTCAGCAGAAGATGCAGCTCCACCAGATCGAACTGCAAAAACGGCAGGACGAACTGGCGATGCGCCGTGAAGAGTTCAACGCTAAAATGCAGGAGATGCAGCAGGCGGCTCACGTAAAAGCCAGCATCGCGGATTTGGAGGCAACCCGTGCTATCGTGGATCGCAACGCCGAGCTGGCCTCACAGCCGCTCAACTAATTTATGGCACAAAAAGAAACATGGACACCCGACCTGCGCAAGCAGTGGGCCGACACTTGGAGTCAGCCGCATATGCAAGCGGGGTTGGCTGAAATCGAGCGCCGGATACGCGCTAGCATCACTCCACTCCCTCCAGGCTATGACGCCTTGGTTCTGGCTGCAGGTGAGCACCACCGCGCAGTGGGGAATAGAGAAGTTCTCAACCACGTTGAAGAGATGGGCAAAGAGAAGTCCGTCCCCACCCCGCTGCCTGCCCCTTTCACCCGCGAAGCTCGCGGCGAAAAACCACCTCAAGAACAGCCCCAAGAATAAAAATAACGTATGCCCACCGAAATTGGAAGTTTTGCCGATGTAGCCGCAGCCGACATGCCCGCTGATGATGCGGTCAAAGGTCCGTTGCTCAACACGCAGGAACCACCCGCCAAAGAAGCATCACCCGTGAAGGAGGCAGCAGCGGCCAAGGAAAACCCCGTGGTCAAGGAAGCCGCTGTTGAGGAGAAGCCGAAAGAGAAGGAGGTGGAAAAGCCTGCTCTGACCAACCCGAACCTGACTGCCGAGGAGAAGACCGAGAAAACGGCTGAAGCCGCCGCGGACGACGAGAAACTCCCCGAAGCGCTTGGCAAGGGTATGACTGCATCGGCCAAGGCCAAGGCGGAAGAATCGTGGAAGGCGATCAAGACCGCGGAAAAAGCTGCCATCAAGGAGCGTGACACGATCCGCACCGAGCTGCAGGAGTTGAAGAAAAAGCTGGAGGAAACAGCCAAGATTTCGCCCGAGCTGGAGACGGCGAAAAAGGAGCTGGCTGAAACCAAGCAACGGCTGGCCGAGTACGAAGGCGAGATTTCCGTCACCCGTGTGGAAGCGACGAGGCAGTTCAAGGACACCGTGACCGGCCCCATCAAGGCGCTACAGGGCGACATCGACGAAATTGCCAAACGCTACGAGATTCCCTCGGAATCGCTGTGGAAAGCGATCACGGAGAAAGACCCAGCCAAGCGCGTCGATATGCTGGAGGAAGAGACGGCAGACCTGAAGGCCGTAGACAAGCTGGAAATCGTTCAAGCAGCCAAGGACTATCACCGCATCCAGAAGGCCGCGGACAGCATGCGTGCCGACGCCGCCAAGCAACTCGACCACATCGAGCGCACCACCAAGGCGGAAGCGGAAAAACGCGACGCCATGACCACGCAGGACTATCGGAATGCCGTGGGTGAAGCGTGGGACAATTTCCAGCAGTCCATCCCGGAAATTCGCGCGGTCGAAGGTCAGCAGGCGTGGAACGATCACCTCGCTAGTATTCGCCGAGCGGTGGAAGCAGTGAACGTCAACGAGCTGCCCGTGGAAGAGGTTGCCCGGATGAAGGCAGCCGAGCTGCTCCTGCCGGAAGTGCTGGCGTCTGCGAACCACTACAAAAATACCATCGCCAAGAAGGACGCCGCGCTGAAGACCGAGAAAGAACTGCGCGAGAAAGCGGAAAAAGCCTTGGCCGACTACATGCGGACTGCGCCAGGCGCGGGTGCCGGTGGTGCGGTCAAGGAAGGTGGTAGCAAAGGCGGTAGCGGCTTGTTCTCCGATGTCGTGCTGGGTGATGTTGCCTAAAATAGCACAGGCTGTTCGATCAGCTTGTTCCACTCCTTCAAGGACTTTGCTCTTTTGTGCATATTACGTGGGATACACGCAATACACAGATTCAAGAGGGTGTGACCCCCTCGCCGCGAGAGAGGGATGATATGGTCGGGGTGGCACTGTGAAGGGTGAAAGCTGTGCAGGCACCAGTAACACCGCACTTGGTACATGGCTTTCCACCTCTTCTCCCACGCGCAAATCCACCCAGCTTCTTCATGGCTAGTTTTGTGCTTTTGCGCCTTTCTTATGGCATGATGTTTACGAACTTTGTCTGGGTTTTTAGCCGCCCAGTCTTTCAGCATACCCCGGATTTTCTCTCGATTCTTTTCTCGGTATTGCTGGTAGTAGAGCCTTACCTTTTCCGCGTTCTTCTTTTTCCACTCCCGATCTGCTTGCACTTTTCTCTCTTTATTATTTTCCACCCACTTACGCGCTACCTCTCGACACCTCTCTCGATTTTTAGCGTAGCGCTCCCGCTCCTTCCGCTGAATTTCAACTTTGTTCTTCTCGTAATACACCTTTTTTCCGGCCAAGTAAGCGGCTCTTTTATGCTCAGGTGTGAAGTATTTTTTAGTCAAAACGTGAAAGAGCCCTCTCCGTGTAGAACCCCAGACGTGAATACGGCTGGCACAGAGAGGGCTTGGAGAATCATTAATCCGGGTTCTAGTCGGACGCCAAGTTGATTTCTTAGCGCGTGAAGGATATATATAGAGCCCGAAGTAATGGCAATCAGAAAATATGGCCGTGAATTTCAGACCGACTCCCTTCTCACCATCGAGCTTTGGGCTTTTAAAGTTGGCCTGACCGAAGCCCAAGGGGGGCTTGGCAGACACAAACATTTCGAGAATCTGGTTCGCGAGGTATTCCCGGAGTTTGTTTGGTTCAAAGAGGCGTATGAGCAGGCTGACGCGCTTTGCAACTACACCGTCAGCGGGTTTATGGCGGGCGCGTCGTTCGCGAAATCCGATTTGCTGGCAAAATATGCACTTTTTAATTGGTGGTGTGACCCAGTAAACACGCTGGTGATTCTATGCTCCACTACGAGCATGGACGCTAAGCAACGGTGTTGGGGTCACCTCGTTCGCGATTTTCGAAAAGCCCGAGGGCAGAATAAGTCCGTGGGGCGGTTGATCGAGAGTCAGAGCATCATCAAGCTGAGTGAGCAAGCGGACGGCGTAGCAGCTTCGGATAACTCTTCAATTTGCTTGGTCGCCGCGGGCAACGAGTACAAAGAGGATAGCCTCAAGAGATTGCAGGGCCGCAAAAATAAACGGGTGTGTTTGTTGATCGACGAAGGGCAGGACGTGAGTAACGACATTATTCAGACGGCTCTCTGGAACCTAAATGCGAACGATCATTTCGAAGTCCACATTGCAGGCAACGGGGCAAGCCGCTACGACACCCTAGGAGATTTTATGAAACCCGTGGACGGTTGGAGTTCGGTCAACCGCTACACCCACAAATGGAAAATCAATGTGATGGGCAGGGAGGGATTGGCTATCCATTTTGATGCCACTGCTGAGGACTCGACCAACATGGCGAGATTTGCACAAGGGCTCCCGCAGCTACCTTTTTTGCGTAAAGCAGAGGACATCATCACAGCAAAGGCTCACCTCGGGGAAAACAACGCAACCTACATGCGGCAATTTGTCGGGTTCCCTCCAGATCAAGAGGGTGAATCCAACTACATCATCACCGACGCCGCGCTTACCGCGCATGACGCTTACGACCGCGCCGAATGGAGAACAACGCCGACTGAGTTGGCCGGTATCGACCCCAGCTATTCGAGCGAAGGTGACCGCTTTATGTTCTATCACTGCCGATGGGGGATGAGCACCCAAGGCATATGGACTTTCGAGTTTTACGAGTCCATCCAGATCAAGCCAATCCCTGTGCCAGGTGAAACAAAAGACCACGCCAATATTCGAGCGTGCAAACAGATCGCGGAGGAACGGCACATCTCTCCGCGCATGGTCGGTATGGATGCCTCGGCAGGCAGCCCGCTGCTCTCCATCGCTCACCAACACTGGAGCCCGGATATTCTCGGCGTCTCGTTCGGAGGTTCTCCATCGGACCTGCCCATCAGCTTATTTGACAAACGCATCGCTTCTGATGTGTATGCCAACGCCACCAGCGAACTCGCCTATGTGCTGGTGGAGTTTCTCAACTCTGGGCAGATTCGAGGCGTCAAACCAGATCACGCGAAAGAGCTGACTTCCCGCAAATTCGAAATCGTCGCCGGAAACAAAATTCGCATCGAGAAAAAGGCTGACGTAAAAAAGCGCCTTGGGTTTTCGCCGGATATTTCCGACAGCGGGGCGGTGGCGTTGCGTGTGCTGCGTGAGCGGCTCAAGATTCAGGCGGGCTCGGACGTAGGCAGCGCGCTGGGAGCCAGCTCTGACTGGAGAGCACTGCAGCGGAAGCGCGATGTCAACACACTCTCTTCCCGCAACCCTGCGCAGGCTCAGTCGCTCCCGGATCAAGTGATGGACAGCGTAGCGATGCGGGAGAGGACCATCAAACGGCTTCAAGGGTTGACTCAACGCAAGTTTTAAGGTAGTCAGCGTCTCGTGAAATTATTGCTCGGCGACGCCCTCACCACCATTGACCCCGCGGCGCTCCCTGCTGGCTCGCAGCAAAAGCAAATTTCGTGGATCAACGCGGTTTGCAGCCATCTGTATATGACTGGAAAGTGGCAGGGCACCACCGTTCGATGGAAGGGGGCCACGACGGGAGCGGCCTTCGCCATTTTCTACGATCCGGTGACGTTCCAAGCGTACATCACGCTCCCCCGCAACATCCTCTCCCTTTTGGCCGGTGCTTACGGCGTCTCAGGCACCAGCGCTCCCAGCTACAACGTCACCTTCAGCACATCACAAATCGTCGGCCCATGGTTCGAGTTCCGCCTCGGCGCTTACGGTGTCGGGGATCAAGTGTGGGGCAGTGGCATCATGGATGCAGGCGACGGCTGGACGACTTTCCGGGACATCACGGAGAACAGCTATTTGAGGGTCGTCACGTCCGAAGCGGAAGCCGTGGGAGCGAAAATGCTGTTCCGCGGGTTGGACCAAAATGGCAACGAGATTTATTCCGGCACCGGCACCAACACGATTCAAGGCGTGGAACTGGACATCAGCACCGGGCTCGTCACGCAGACCACCCAGATTTTCAGCGCGGCTCCTTCGCTCATCAAGAAACCCGTCACCTACGGCCCGGTGAGTCTCTACGCGGTCAGCGTCGCAACTGGGGTGGCCACCATGATCGGCCAATACGATCCCGGCGACACTTCTCCCGGATTCCGCCGATACAAGCTGGCTGGGCCTGTGGCCAGCGCAGGCGCACCGATTCCTTACACCACGCTCCACGCTATGGTGAAACGCCGGTTCGTCCCGGTGGCGTCTCTCTCCGATGAAGTAATCCCCGGCAATATCCCGGCCATCGAACTCGGGTTGATGGGGCACCGCTACGACCTGCAGAGCGATACCAAGACGGCAGATCAATTCTGGGGTGAGGCTATCGCACTGCTCAACGCGGACCTGGCCGAAAGCAATGGTGCGGCCATGCCGCGTATCCAGTTCCAGCGGGGGTCGAATTTAGCGGGCATGCCCTACATCGGATAGCATGCCAAATAATCCTCCCAACAAGCCGACGCTGGATTTTCCGTTTCCTTCGGTTGTCGTCGATACGCTTCTCACCGAACGGTCGTCCTCATTCGTGGGAACGTGGACGCCCCTGGAGCCTGGCACCCCGTTCAACCCGCTCAACCACTCGGTGGAAGAGGTTACGAGGTATCAAGGAAATATTTTCCTCGGACAAAAAGCGGGTAAGGATAACGAATCTCAAGACCGATTCTGGGCCACTCAGCCGCACACGCAGGACATCTACAACTACGCGCAGGATTACACCTCGGATGTCGATGCCAACCCGGTTTTCACACGGCGGTATCTGGAGCTTCGTGACCAGTATCCAGCACTGCGTCGGACACGGCGGCAGCCGTTCACGGGCCTCTACGCCATCCGTGTGACCAATGGAGGCACTGGCTACAGCACCGACCCGACCAACCCACCGACCGCGGTAATTTCCGACAGTGGCTCCGGTTCTGGTGCGACGGCGGTTGTCGTGGTAGACCCGACGACAGGCGCAGTGGTGAAGCTGACCTTGAAGACCGAGGGTCTGCTCTACACACCGACGACGGTTTCCATCGCGATCACGGATGTAGCTGGTGGCACGGGTGTAGGAGCAACAGCGGTGGCCGTTCTTCAGCCGGTGGCCTGCGTCTTGATAAGTGAGGTAGCGGTTTCTGCTCCCGCTCCATGGGACTCGCTTTATCTGCTCGTCACGCGGGTTTACGAGACGCTCCCTGGGCCGATTCTCTTCAGCATCGACCCTGACCCCGAGTTGGGTATTCCGGTGATGACGACGGAGCAACGGCGCAGTTCCAGTGACACTTGGACCTGTGGTGAAATTGCTCCAGTCGCTTTCAATATCTCCGGGGCGACGGTCGCCGCGCAAACGGTGGTGACGCTCTCCGGGTATCCGACAATCCCTGACATTTTCGTTGAGGAATGGGTGGTCATCGCGGGTACCGCCAACACGACGCCTACGCTGAATGGGACGTGGAAGGTGGTGGCGGTGAGTGGCAGCACGATCACGCTGGATAAGCAGATCACCAATGTCTCGGGAGCCGTGGGGGGCACTGCCCGACGTTACTCCTACGCCTATGTAGCGCGCAGGAAGACCGAGAATGCCAACGTGGTGATGATGGTGACGACGCGCGCAGCCACGAACGACATCACTCAGTACGGACAGACCACCAAGGATAGCCGCCCTTACCCGTTCCCGGACGCCTTGCTGGACATCATCCTCTACAACGATACCGCCAGCACAACGGATGGCGCGTTCGCCATCAACTACGCCTACTCGTGGTCCGGGGTTGTGGGGTATAAAATTCTCCCAGGCTTCCGGGGCGACTGCAGCGCTCAGAAGATTCGGTTTTTCAGCATGGGGCCGTTCACCGTGTTCCCGACTGATCCCTCCACAGGGCTTGAATATGCCGCTACAGTCGTGATCCCGGCTGTCGGCACAGTCACGGTTCAAGGGGGGTCGTTTTCCAAAGCGTTGAATTTCAACACTCTCGACGAGACGCAATCGACCAGCAACACGTTCAAGGGGTCGCCCGTTCCGCCAGTTCTCACCTCTGCCTATGCTGGACCGACTACGGTAGGCACTGGACAGGCTACATTCAACATCGCGCTGCCGGATTCCATCGTGAAAGACCCCGGTTCCGCTGCGAGAAAAGGATTCGTCCAAGGGGACATTATTCGGGTGATCGACCAAGTGCAGAAGCTCCGGGGCACCGGGGTTTATATGCTGACCATCTGGAGAATCGTTTGTCCGTACACCACAGGCGTCGGTCCTGCTTGATATGGACGAGGGAGACGACTTCTTAATCTGGAATCCCGATGGTAATGGACTGCTTGGTGGGATGCCAAGTAACGCCCGACCCATTCTTGAACCTGCTACGGGTGAGCTGACGGCGACTGCGGACGAACCACTGGCCCAGCCTGGGGTGCAGCAGGGTACGGGGTCTGACGCAACAGCCGGTCCTCCCGGTGGCCCTGGCCCGCCTGGCCCGCCTGGCCCGCCTGGTGATCCGGGTGGCCCTCCCGGTCCTCCGGGTGATCCCGGCCCCCCTGGGCCTCAAGGTGATCCCGGTCCCCCCGGTCCTGGTGGCACACCCGGTCCTCCGGGACCACCCGGTGGTCCTCCTGGTCCTCCCGGCAGTCCGGGAACTCCAGGGCCACCCGGCCCTCCAGGGGTGACAGACACATTTACCTTCAGTTATTTGGACTGTAACAACGTCTGTCAGACGATTACTGTCTTCGTTCCTCCCCCGTAAAAATATGGACTGGTGGCGTATCAAAACCAAAGCGCTTTCACAAGCGGAGTGCGAAAAAATCAGAGAGGTGGCCTTCACTTATGCGCAGGCCGACGCAACCATTGGGCATGGAGGCACAACCTCGGTGGTGGACACGTCGATCCGCAAAAGCACACTGCGCTGGCTTCACCGGGAAGACCCGCGGCTCCAGTGGCTCTACCTGCGCATCGAGCACATCGTTGGGGACTTCAACGCCAAGTATTTCGGGCTCGATCTTGCGGCCCAAGCCGGGGGATTCACCGATGTCCAGTTCACCGAATACCATGGTGAAAGCAATCAGCGCTACGATTGGCATGAGGATTGCAACTGGAAAGGCACAACGCCGTTCGACCGCAAACTTTCCTTGGTGATCCAACTTTCGTTGCCCAGTGAGTATCAAGGGGGCCGGTTGGAGCTACACAATGACCCGCTCCCAGATCATCTGTTCCGCGATCAGGGGGATATCATCATTTTCCCATCGTTCAACCGCCATCGGGTAACACCTGTCACCTCCGGCGACCGATACTCTCTCGTCACTTGGATTCACGGCCCACGCCTCCGGTAATCGCTATGCACTACTCCGACCAAAAACCCACCAACGCCGATGGCGACAGCGCCGGTCAACTTCTCGCCTTCAACCGGGATACCCGTCGCTGGTACACCGTGGGCTGGAACGTGGTGGACGGCAAGCGTTGGTCAGACTGGGAAAAACTGCCAGAGGCACCAGCAGAGCGGGAGGAAGAGGTTACTCCGGCTGAGCCCGCGCCCGAGCAACCCGAGGCTCCGACGCAGTAGGCTGAAAAATACCTGTTGACAGACAGAAGGTAAACGGATAGAAACGTAAGCGACCTTAAAGACCGCTGATGTCTTGGTCGGACGTTGGCAGCGATGCCGGTGCTTTATCCCGGTTTGGCCCATCCTCCAAGACGCCCTTGGAGAATTAAATCGTTCGCGCATTCGCGCTGCAACGACCACTCCACCGAAACCACTCCCTCACGGGACCATTCCATTCTTTTTTAATCATGCCTGCTCAAAATTTCGCCGCTTGCGCCACTATCTCGCAGCGGTTCCTCGTCGAATCCGGTCGTATCGGGCCGGAAGCTTATACCCGCGGTCGTGAAGCCGATCCGCTCTGGCTCGGCCTCATCGGTCAGAAGCCGTGGCACGACAACATGGGATACATCATCTCGAACACGGTCTACCAGCGCTCGGGTCTGACCACGCCGCCGTCCTGGCAGACGATGCAGCAGTCCGATGGTGGCAACGTCAACGGCTGCGTGCCGCCGCTCACCGTTATCAGCAACTCCACCACGACCCAGCAGTACTACCGTCAGTGGATTTCGCTGGAGAGCGATCCGCTCTGCTTGATGGACATCGTGACGAGCAACGAGCCCCGCCGCGCCATCCAAGGCTTCATCGACAACCTGATGAGCAACGCCAACTACGTGCGCAAGGAGCGTGTTCGTTCCGAGTACGAGCGCATTTCCAAGCACAAGGTGGTCATCGCCCCCGGCCTGCCGGAAGACTCCACCGCCTTCCCGCTGGTGCAACCCACCAGCCCGGTGACGGGCGGCGTCCTGCGCCACTTCTATCGTCAGCTCCAGCGTGAATCCGATGGCACCTCCGGTGTGACCAAGGTTGCCACTGGCGACCGCGGCGACCAGAAGTTCATCTTCACGAGTTCGGGCGAAACCATCGAGAACATCGTCAAGGGTGACGAGACGATCCGCAATGACTTCCGCTGGTCGTCCCGTGTGGACGAGCTGCTCGGTTCCTGGAGCGCCCCACGCATTGCGTATGGCGGCTTCATCATGTGCGAGGAGAGCTTCCCGCCCCGCTACAACTGGAACGGCGATTTCGTCCGTGTGCCGGAATACACCGCGCAGGCCACGACCATCGGCAGTAAGCTGGAAATCAACCCGGCCTGGAACAACGCCCAGTTCGAAGTCAGCTACATCTTCCACCCGGATGTGATGATTTCGCGTGTGCCGAACCAGAAACAGAGCTTCGGCGATGTGACCTACGGCCCGCTCAACTACTCGCTGGATTTCCGTTGGGTGAACCAATGGGACCGCAATTGTAATCCGGATAACCTTGTTGGTTGGTTCCGCGCCATCGGTATTCATGCCTCGGAGCCAGTCTTCCCGCAATTCGGTTACGCGCTCATGGCACTCCGGTGCGATGTCGCCCTGAACCTCGTGCCGTGTGGCTCTGGGTCGGGTTACGCCTCCAGCTTCTCGGTCTACAGCGGCCCAGACAGTTCGCTTCAGTAATCCTCGTCGCCATAAACCCCTGCGCCGGATTCCCCGGCGCGGGGGAATGGCTTTTCCAATTTTCATTTTATGGTCAAACCAAAAGCAGCTCTCGTTATCAAGGTGGGCGACAAAGGTGGTGAGCCCGATCACGACGAAACGTATTTCAGCGCTCCCGAAGGTATGGACATGGAGGGCAAGAAGCCTGGCGACACGATTGAGTTCGTCGGGGAAGCCCGTATCGAGGAGGACGGCAAACTCTGTCTCAAGAAAATGAACGGCATGGATGTCCCCGGTGCCGGTGAAGCCCAGAAAATGGGCGACGGCGAAAAGGACTCCTACAAAGGTGGATTCGCCAATGCCGTGATGCCGCCGAAGGAAGACGATCTTGAGGAGGGGGCCGCGTAATGACACCTGGGCAACTCGGAGCTGACCTCGACGGTAAGTCAGCTACGCCTGCGACGGGCAAAGAAATGCTCCTTGCGCTCATCTTGGGTGCAGTCCAATCCACCGCATCCTCGACTAATGGAACCGGGTCTACCGGCAGCGGACTTCCCTACGGGGCCGACGAGCAGGACATCACCAATGTGGCTGCGGGGCCATCCGTGATCGTCTACAAGAAGGCAGGCGTGACCCTCAAAACACGTACCTTTACCTACACCAATGGCGGGGGGTCCAGCACGGACGTTCTGATTAAAACGGTAGATAGCTAAATTATGCTGGCTCCAGTTATCGGCGGATTTGTTAATATCCCACCAGGTGGGGATGGCGCAAGCGCGGTTCAGTCCCTTGTGTGGACCTGGGCCAACGGGAATCTGACAGACCCGGTGGCAGGTACTTTCACCACCGACAGCAATTATTACGATGGAACTTCGCAGATATATCTGAGCGAAATTCCCAAAGGAGGTGGCCCGAACGTGGCCGTTGCGCTCACTCAGCTCACCGGCACTTGTCAGGTTTTCTTCGTAAATAACACTACGGGGAAAATTTATTCGTATACGGCACCAACGATTGTGGGGACCGTAGACTACCTTAATTTGAGTTCGCTCAACGCGCGAGGCGTCGAACATGTGATGTGGAGCGGGGATTATTCTTTGGTAGTCGTTCCAGCTCCATCTCTTTTGGACGTTTTGACCAAGGATTCCATCACGCCAGTGTCGGATGGGACGTACACCGTGGGAATCGGCGGCTCTCAAAATGGAACTATTACTACTCGCAACGGCGTCATTACTGCAGTGCAGGAAGCACAACCCTAAATATGAACATCGAACAAACCCAACTCGGACTTCTCTACGCAGAACAAGTCGCTGAGTATCAACGCCGCGATGCGGAGCTTGCCGACGCGCAGGCTCAACTCTCCGCTACAGCGGCTCAGGTGCGTGACCTCGAATCTCAAGTCAACGCGTTACAAAACTCCAACGCGAGCTTGAACAACGACCTGGACACGACTGCGGTGCAACGCGACGCACTGCAGGAGCAGGTAAATTCGCTGTCTCAGCGCGATTCCGCCCTCAGCGCCACGCTCGAAAACCTCCAAGCTGATTTCGACGCCTACAAAGCAGCGCATCCTGAGTCCTAATCTCTGCTGGCTTTGTGGGCGTGGGTGCGGGTAAACTTTACCTCATCTTTTACCAATGATGAAGTCCCTGCTTTATATCGAGGATGACCCGATGGAGGCTGAAGTCATTCAGCGGCTCTACCAGACAGTGCGGGTCAAGTTCCATGATGAGGTGGACTTTCGGGTAGCCAAATCATGGGAGGACGGGTTGGCGTCGGTTGAGTCAGGACAACCTGATGTGGTGATCCTGGACCTCGTGCTACCACCCACCGTGGACACCGAGAGAGCGATCCAGAATATCGAAAGAGTTTGGAAGTTGTGGCCACCAATTCTCGTGCTCACCGGCAACACCTATGACTTGACTTTACGCCGCCGTTGCATCTTGGCCGGGGCCGACGATTTCATGGTAAAACCCGACGCACGGCACGGTGGCTGCGAGCTGCTCTGTGAACGCGTCTACAGCGCTTATTTAAGGAGGCTGCGTGGATCGGGAGCCTGATTTCCATGTGCCCAAGGCACCGGAAACTCCTACCAGCCTGCTCAGCCTGCAAATCCCCATCAGCGCTGCGTGGGCGATCTTCTCCACGCTGCTCTTTGGTGGGCTCTGGACGAGCTGGCAGCTCTGGGATTTGAAGCAGAGCATCAAAGACGGCACGAACGACCGCTGGAAGAAATCCCACATGCGCGAGTGGTCCAGCCGATTTCAACAGCAGAACCCCACAGTTAAAGTCCCGAGTGTCGATCAGGTGGTGAAAGACCTGGACTGATTAAACCTTGTCAACGGTGTGTGGGTATGCTGTAGTGCTTGACATGGCTGAAAACCCCGCTCAACACATTCAGCGATTTCTGGAGTTGGAGACTCTTCGATTTTCCTGCACCCCGATCTTCTGGTGCGTCTTGGATGGTGTGTTCATTATGCAGCTGATGGACGCCCGTGAGATGACGGTAGCCGGTTGACTTATGAAATCCCTCCCTCTCTTCGCCCTGCTCTTCTGCTCCTGCGTCACCACCAATAAACCTGCCGCGCATTTTGCCGTCACAGCTCCAACCCGTACCAGCGTTACGCGGGCTGCCGAGGCAGCGCATGAGGCACAAGTGGCGAGTGAGCGCAGTAGCGTTCACATTCGGGAATCCCAAGCAGCGAGTGAGCGGAGCAGTGCCCACATCAAGGTGTTCAAGTCGGACGCAGAGCGGATCGACTACAAAGCCAGCCGCGCTCTCCGAATCTTGGACCATCCATGAGATACTTCTTTTGCCTCTTCCTGCTGCTTGGCACACCCTTGCTCGCCAAATCGCTGCCCAAAGCTGCACCAGCGCCACCGGCTGCCGCCCCTATGGCACCTCAGCGAACGGTGCAACAGGACTTGGAGCTACGGGATTGGATCGTAGGCATCCAGACTACCGCGCAGGACGAGATGAAGCGTGCGGACGCCGCGGAAGCCGAAGCCAAGATTTCCCGTGAAAAAGCCACTCTCGCGGAAGCCGAGGCCAAGGCGTCTCGCGATCAAAGCGCCATCTCGGAGTCGAAATCCCTCGATGCCCAAAAACAGTTGACCGAGGTACAGGCGAAATACAACGGGGTGGAGGATGAGCGGAACAAGGCCATCGCTGAGCGCGATGCTGAGCACAAGGGGCGGGCGGCAGCGGAGGCCCATGTCAGCAAGATTAAAACATATCTCGGTTTTGCACTCGGCGGGTTGCTGGCCTTCGCCGCGTTCTCCCTGCTTTCGCAGTTTCCTCTCCCACCGCCACTCAGTTTCTATGTTCGTATTGGCGGCCCAGTGCTGGCCTTCGGACTCGGATGGCTGATCGTCGCTCGATTTGTGTAATACGAAAATCCTATGACCAACATCCCGCTCATCACGTGGTTCCAGCGCCAATGGTTGCTGATCGTTCTGTTCTTCATCACGAATTGGCTATGCCTCACGGAAATCCATTTCAGTTTCCTCGGTAAGTGGGTAGTCGATCCCCAACTTGGCGGAATCTGGCGACCGGCGACCCCATTGGAGTTTTGCGGCCCTTTACTGTGGGCGATTCCTTATGGTATTGCGGCTTACCTGCTGGCCCTGTTGAGCATTCATCTCCATTACCGGCAGACCCTCGACGCCGATACCCACAACGAGACGTACCTGAACGACTGGCGGGCCTGCACCTCTTCTCAGCGTGTCTATGTCGCCGCAGCTATCCGTATCGGAATCTTCATCGGGTTCTGCATTCTCCTTTCCAATCTGGCCAAAGCTGCGGTGCCCAACGTCGATCAGGACAGCCGGTGGCAGGCTGCCACGGTCAACCCCAAGGCGCGCATCGCTCTGGACGTGGCTGTGGCCCAGTACCAGCGCAATGAATGGCGCTACCAGCAGATTGCCAACATGCGGCCAGGCACTGTTCCTCCGCAGGTTCTCTTTTGCCTCCATATGCGAGAGAGCGACTGCAATTTCAAGTGTTCCCCGGCCCAGGGCGATTCGCTCCAGCATCGGTCGATCCATGTCCCCAAAGGGCGCATCCCGGACAAGGAGCCCCCTTATACTTTCGAACAAGCGGCAATTGACAGCTATTTCAACGTGGACCGGCTGGACCTGCAGAACTGGAAAACGACCAAGGGTACACTCGATGCCATCACAGCTTTCAACGGCTGGGGACCGGAATACCGCGGATACCCCTCGGGGTATACGTGGGCCGGAACATCCGTTTATCGCGGTGGGAAGTTCGTAGCCGATGGGCACTGGAGTCCGATTACTTGGGATCAGCAGTTGGGGTGTGCCGCCATTCTGAAGGCGATGCAGGCGAAAGGCATCGAGGTGTCGCCGCTGCCGTGGCCTAGGGCGGTAAAGTAAGGCACGGTTTGATCCTGACAATGCTCCGGTCCACTTTCTGGGCATAGCGAACACAGTTGCCCGTGCCTCCCGGTGAGCCATCCCACACAGCAATAAGCGTTTCGCATTTGTCCACCATCCACTCGTTGCGCTTCTGCATTTTGGCCGGTGAGTATTCGCCAGGGCAGACAATCACCACCTCGAAAGCTTTGGCGAGCAGTGCTCTATACTCTTTCTGTGACTGAGCTGGCCACTGCGACTCCTGACCTCTGAATGGCACGGCAGCGAGAAAAGGGATGCCGAGCTGGACACAGATTTTCGCGGCCCACTGATCGACGCCGAGAGCCATACCGGAGATGGCAAAATCCGGTTTGAGCGTGAGAAGTTCCTCCTCAATGCACCAGCATACCCAGCGATATTTCGGGTTCGGGGTGTGATAGCCGCCGAGCTTGTTCGGGCGGTGGCCGGTGAACGCGACGCTCATACATTGGGGTTGTGGTCAGGAACTCCGGCCCGAAACTCCTTTTTGCGGTCCTCGTAGAACGAGTTGCTGGCGGCAAACCTTCTGCCAGTTTTGGTTTCGAAAACAGGGACTCTCCCAAACGAATACATCCAAGTTCCAAGGTGAATATCAATCCGGCCTTTCCAACAAAGGTGGACGCCGAAAGACAAATCCCACCCTTCGTGTTTTGTGGTCCAGAGCCATCGGAAGCCGATAAATCGGAACTGTGGGATACTCGGTTTTGCCTGCCTTTTGACTCGCTCGGTAATGTCCATAATTAAAACGGTTCATCTACAATCGCGCTCATCCACAGCTTGCCATAGCGTTCCCGGTTGCCTTTGGCGATGTTCTCGCTCATGGGGAGCACCTGGAGATTGTCCATCGTGTAGCCGAGCCACGTTTTAATCCGGTCGATGTGGTGTTCCAGGGAGTTGTATTTATTCTTGATGAGGAACTCAGTCAGCCACTCCTCGGTTAAGTCGAAGGGCACTTTTTTCCGTTTTGCCCGGTCGCGCAGGATACACAGTTTCGCTTTGACTGGGTTCGCTGTACGCCACTGCCGCTTTTTGCATTTGCTGCAGAACCCCCCATCTTTCTTGGCACGCGGGTTGCGGCAGAATTTAGTGAGGCACTTGTCTGGGCGTCGGCGGGGGGTGGTCATTTTCAATACCCCAGCGCCATTCCGCTACGGATGCAGTGTTCGGCGTTGCGGCAAACTTCCACTGACCCTGCACCATCGAAGAAAATTCGAATGGGGTTCCCGATGAACAGGAAAGGCTTTTCGGCAGGTGGGTGCAGGACGGTTGGACCGGAGTATGGTGGGGCATCGCTCCAGTTATCCCGAAACCGGCGAGCGCTGAAGCAGCACATGCTTCCGGCAACCCCGACCATGCCGAAGAAGTTCGTAATCTCGAACATCCGGTGAGAGCAGTCGATGACCGACTCGTCATACTTCATTCGGGACTCGACCAAACCTACTTCCTCAGCGCCGAAATTATCCGTCACCCAGATGCCACCGAAAAAGCGACCGTGCGAGTTGTGTTCGCTCTCACTGTAGGTAAAACGCCGCACCATCATCGGGTCAACGTGTGGCAGTGTTTCTGCGTTGTAAGTCTTCATTTCTTCCGGTAGCTCTCCAGCAGTTGCAAAGCCGCGATCAACCGGCTCTCGTTTTCGGCCTTTGTCTCTAGTGCCGCGGCTACGGCATCGTCCACCGTGCCTGGGATCATTAGCCGGTAGACCTTGATAATCTGCTTCTGCCCCCGCCTGGCGAGACGGGCGATCATCTGTTCGTAGAGTTCACGCGAATAGGTCAGCGTGATCCAGAGCATCACATGCGAGCCATATTGGAAATTAAGGCCGTGGCCGACACTCGCGGGGTGGGCGACCAGTAGTGGCACTTTACCGGCGTTCCACAGGTCGATGAGAGCCTGCTGTTCCTTCTGCGTCTTGGCATCGGCGAAAAACTTTGCCTGGGGAAACTGCGACCGGATGCGCGATTGTTCGTGCTGAAAGATCGTGGCGACGAGTATGGGGTGCCTCTCGTGCTTCACGATCCGCGCCATCTCGTCGAACTTCAAATTGTGGACCGGATGCACTTCACGTTCCTCATCGTAGACGTGGCCACTGGTGAACTGGAGCAGCTTCGTTACGAGTGCCGCGGAGTTGGCCACGTTGAGCGTTTTGTCCTTACGCAGTTCCATCACCAATTCCTTCTCCAGTTTTTTATATTTCGCCTCCAGTTCAGCGGTGAATTTAATCTCTTTGTCCTCAATCTCGGTATCGGGTATGTCCAACCAATCGGAAGATTTGAGAGTAACGGTGATGTCGGAGATTTTCTCCTCCAGTTTGTCCTCGGTGTCGTGCTTCGGCATCCACGGTTTGAACGGTGTGGCTGGAGCGAAGAAATATCTTTTTTTAAATTCAAGGAAATTACTACCCAACCGTTGTCCTCCATCGACCAGCCGTACTTGGGCGAAAATGTCCACCCACGAGTTGGGTATCGGTGTGCCAGTGAGCCCGATGTGCCGCGTCACACGGGGGACGTTGCGTCGATAATGGTTGACCCGTTTGCTGCCAGGATTCTTGGCCTTGGTCAGCTCATCGAAGATAACCACGTCGAAGGGCACCCCTGCCTTGCCACGGCGCTTAACCAGTGACACCAGTGTATTCACTCCGTCCCAGTTGATCGTGTAGAGGTGAGCACGGCCTTCCAGGAAGTCCCGTTGCCCCTGTGGCTCGCGCAGGTTGGCAACTCGCATCCAAGGGAACCACGTTTTCACTTCGCTGGGCCAGGTAAGCAGGGCGACCCGCAATGGTGCGACGATCAACGCTGAAACCGCTTCACCTGAACGGAATAAGTCATCGAGGTGGTGAAGGCACACCGCGGTCTTGCCAATGCCCATGCCGACAAAGGCGAGAGCGTCGTTTGTGGATCGTAATTGATCCAGCATAATCCGCTGTGGCTCGTCTGGCGTGAAAAGGGGCATCGGATATTATACCCCCTCCAGACCGAGCGCGCGGACGAGAGCCAGCACTTTTTGCCGGGCGGTTGCCTTCACGCACCTCACCCATTCCTCTGCACACAAGTCGCTTCCACCGACCAGCCATCCGTTGCGTGTGACTTTGCGAAGGCCCAGTGCGATGACTAGCTGCTGCGCGTAACTTCGGCACTGCTCATCCGACAGCTTCGCTTCAAGACCGGCGATGGCGTCGAGGGATGAGGTGTAGTCTAGCGTAGACCGCTTCCCGCGATGAAATTCGCCCCTCGGGTCAAACCATCCAGTAGCTGGTTGCGGGCCTCCTCCGTAGCTTGGCTCTACGCCCTGTTGAAAGCGCCACCCCGCCCACTTAGCCAGTCGCACGTTGATTTCTTGGTCAGTCATTTGTGCACTCATTTAGGCTCCTTTCGCTTCTACCTGCTGGCTCCTTAGGGCTTCCAGCGCGACCCTGGCTGTATCCAATTCACGAAGCAGGTTCGCCTCCGCGTCCCAGTGTTTATTCAGCCGCGCTACAACTTGGTTATGTTTGACGGTGGCCTCCATGATTCGAACATCGAGGGGGCGCTGTTGTTCAAGCCATTCGTTATGCTCACGAGCAACCTTACCGGCTTCGGCTTCAGTAAATTGGCTGCCTTCGTCGTTGCTCCAGCAGACATTCCCGTCGGCTCCTTCGATCCATCCCCAACGATTACCGCTTGTGCTCGTGTGGCGATTGGTCATGCACGACCACTTGCGCGTGTTATGTGGAACATCCTTCATTCAGTTTCCTTTCCGGTGAGGATTTCGGCCAGTTCGGCGTTATACTCCGCTGCGTATTCGCTCCATCGGCTGCTATTGAGCAACGAGATGAGCGTGCGGTCGCGCTGCTGAACCGCCAACTCAAGCGCCTTGATGAGAGCGGACCGATCTTCAATTGCCTCCAAAACCGTTTTAGCCATGCAGTCAGGGCACAGGTTTTCCGCGTCTATATCTCCCCACTCACATCCGTCCTTAAGCCCGAGAGTGCAGCCACAGGCGGGGCATGCTGGTTCAGATTTGTCGAATGCGGTTGCTGTAGCAGCCTCACAACGCGCCTTCATGTCGGCCAGGATCGTTTCGAGGGTCATTTTGTTTCCTCCGTAACCCAAGTGCGGATTGGGTAGATTTGATGGTCGCCGCCGAAGCCGTTCTCTTCCAGCATCCGACATACTGTCTCGGCTTGCGCTCGTGATCCGTGTGTGTCGGTAGATTCGTTTTCGGTGTTACCGAGATTCACCGGGCCTTTCGGCCATTTAGCGTGAGATACGTAGGTCATTTTGTTCCTTTCAGCAACGCCTCTGCGCTGTCCCGATGTGGCATTAGTTCGTCGTCAATTGCGGCCAGAACCGTGTTCGTCTGACCGTTGTCGAGCGTCGCCTCCAATGGCCCGCGACCATTCAGCACAACATCACGCAGAGAGTCAGCAGCTTTCACCAGCGCCTCCACGACCTCACGCCAAGGCTGGGATGGGTCGTTAGCCCAAGGCGGGATGTTCAAAAACCCCTCTAACGTTTCCGCCAAGTAGAAGTTTCCAATAGGCAGTTTATTCACTTCCTTGTGAACCTCGCAGGCCGCCTTAATTGCTGTATACATCCGCGCGTTATCGGCTTCCAGCGTGCCAGCCTTTCCCGCCCAGACTGCGATTTCCTTAATAGCTGCGTCCCGCTCCGCTTTCACCTTTGCGAGTTCGGCAAGAGCGGCGTCGCGCTCGGTGCTAGCCTTTTCTTTTGCTTCTGCCCATCGCACCTGGTTATCAAACGTGAGCTTCTGTAGCCGGTCTGCGGCAGCCAGCTTGGTGACGCATTCTTTGTATTCGTTCTTCCACGCGTCCCGATCCTTCTCGCACTCCGCGAGCCTGTCGCGTGCGGCGGTTAGTTCGGTCTGCACGGCATGCAGTGCGTTCTCAACATGGTTGTAGGCGTTCTCCATTGCGTTGAGGGCTTGTGGCATACTGCCTCCTCGTAACTGGTGCTCACGAGCTTGGTTGAACCAGTATCCAGCTGTTTCAACTAGGTGCGTTCGTTTTGGCGTAGGTATCTCGCTCATTTGGAAGCCTCCATTGCTGCGGTGCTAGGTTCGTGGAGACGAATCCAGACGCCCCCCATTTCGGTGACTGGCTGGAATCGTGTCCAGCCCCACTGACCTTCAGGTGCGAAGTAACTGCCATCCGTGCCAGAATAGAAGATCGTCACAGGAATCGGCGCGCTGTCTTCGTCTTCATTCCACCACCAATAAAGCCCCTGATCATTTGGCGGTTCTTTTGTCCACTGCATCGCCCCGTCCGCTTTCAACTTCTCCACCTGCGCTGTTAGGTCGGCGATTTGGGCGTGGAGTGAGTCGCGTTCGAACATGGCGGCAGCCACAAGCTTAGGAACCTTAATGCAGAGAACGTCCTCCACCAACCCGCCGTCGTCCTGCGTTTTGGCTGCGTCTCCAAACATCTCTCCGATTTGGTTGAGAAGTCCGTGGTAGTAGTCTTCGTTACGAGAATGAAATGCCGCTGTATCGGTCCACGCATTGCGTTCATTAGTCAGCCTCTCCACCTCGGCTTTGCGCTCGGTATCGGACTCGGCGACTTGGTCGGTGAGAGCATCGGCGATGACTTCCTGAAGTGACACGGCTTGGCCTCGGTTGCTTTTCTGGATGTATAGGCGCATCGCATTTAGCGCCCGCTGTTGGATTGAGGTGGTCATAACGTCATCAGAGATAATGGATTGAAGCGCCCCGCAGCACGGAGTGGAGCCAACGCCGTTCTCGTAGATGGTGCCGCAGGCATCGCATTTCGTCTTCCAAGACCCTATTAGTGGTTTAATGGTCATAGGTTATTCCTTGTTCTCGGTTGCAGCGACGGCCTGCGCGAGCGCGAGGCAGTCGGCTACGGGTTTGTCGAAGCCTTCGGGGTTCATGGGTTTAAAAATCGTCTAGGGTGAGTGGGCCTCGGCTGGGTGCTCCTCCATGTCCATTAGGACAGGTGATACCAGATGGGGTCGAAAACTGACGATCACCACAAACGCTGCAGAAGGCCGTTTCCTTTTTCTTGGTATCGGGCTCTGCCCCATGCATCATCGCATTGACCATCACTCTCCCGGCTTCCACCGTGTCTGCCACGCACACCGGCACACCCTGTCTCTTGATTTTGTCAATCTCGACTGCCTGGGCCGCGGTGGGTTTTTGACCGGCTCTTTTAAACTCGACGAAAAAGACTTCGCCCTTTGGGGTTATGAACAGACGATCCGGCACACTGCGGCGGCTGGGGCTGGTGAACTTGTAACAAAGACAGCCTAAGTCGCGAGCGTAGGAGCACACGTTGCTTTCGATGACTTTCTCTAGGGGGCCGGTGGGCTTCATCGGTCGTCTTTCCTTACTGGAAGCGCAATAGCCGACGGGCGGCGCTTAATCTCGAACATCTGAATCAGTGCGTGCGCTCCGGCCATCATATCTGAATGGCTTTCGGGGTACGCTAAGTCTGGACGCCACTGTTTGTGGCCCGCCAGAAAGGTTTCGATCAGGTCATTTGCGAGTGCTTGATTATTGTCACCGAGAGTGGGTTTTGGCATACTTCGTTAATCTCACGTCTTGCTGAAAACGTCAACAACTATTTTCGACGATTCAACCTGGCATTGGTTTTCTGCAGGCATCCGAGGCAGTAAATCCGTGTTTCCAGTTGTGGGCTCTCGCACATCACGCAAACGTGGTCGGCCTGCCTGCGGTGAAAAGTGGTCATGCCGTGGTTGACTTTGCTTTTGCGGACGTGGGGAACCTTCTCGAACTGCTGTCCTTTCTGCAGGGTGCCACTGGGCACAATAGCCATGAAGACTTGACGTGAGAGGTTCTCCCGAAGCTGGTATTTTTGCTCCTGCGCTTCCTTCATCTTGACGTGGCAGGCGGCGACACCGTGAACACACAAGCCGTGGAAAGCGATGATCGCTACATCGTAGCGCCGGGTGTCTGGTTGAAAGTCGTAGTCCATAATGTCAATCCTTTTTATAGAAGGGCACGAGCGCCCCCTCAGCCGCAATCGGGAGCCCCTCAGCCCAAGCGGGTAAATCGGTGAGTAACTTGACAAACTCCTCGGGGGTTTGCGTGGGTCGGGAATAAGCAAGAGCTTGATCGTGAATAAGGGCACAGATTTCGTATCCACCGTCTTCGGCGTTTTGTGCTCCGTTGCACATGATGTCTGCGGCGACGGCCTGCGTGGCATTTTCCGCCCACACCCCGCCCCAAATACCTGAATTGTGTCCCCATGTCACGCCTTTGAGGTTCTGGTAAAAGCTGACCGCTGTGGTCCCTTCGAACTTGCCTGGAACGATCCGGGGCAGTGGATAAGCAAGCTTACGACCACTGGGCAACCGCATGAGGAGGAACTCGATACCCCCAGTCGTGATGACTTTGAATGAGATGTGCGGGCCTGCGGAGAAAACCTCACCCTTGTGCAGCACCGCGGCTTTGGCCGCGTCATCCAGATCACCCCAGAAATCGACTACTTTGCTGTGCTTCTTGCGCCATGCCTTGATGGCCTTGAACTCCAACCCCTCGGGCAGATCGTAATTGCTTGGGGGTTTCTTGCAGGAATCGCGGAATTTCGGGGCACCAAGTCCGAAGCCCGCGCCCAAAATTAGACCCTTCCCAACAAACCGTTGAGGGAACTTGTTCACCTCTTTTTCCGGTATGCCGTAGACGAATGCAGCCATGCGCTTATAACGGTCAACGCCTTGCTTGTATTCTTCCAGCGCGTCCTCTTGGCCAGCCAGCCAGCATACGATACGAGCCTCGATGGCTGCGAAATCAGCATCATGCAGAAAGCTCATAAGAAAGTCTCTCCAGAAGAAATAACATCCTCAATTTTATAAGCGCCGTTGGGGTAATGTTTGATGCCGTGTTTTGTGCACAAGGTCACCCACCCACAGGGATTTGCTGGGTAAACGTAATCGGTGGGTTCGCCGCAAAATTCGTGGTACGCCAGCCCATTCCGAACTTGCATAACCAAGACTTCACACGTAGGGGAAATGGGTTGACTCAGCCAGTTTTTTGATTTGTAGGGAAGAGGAGGAATCATTGCGCGTCCTCCACAAAGTGTCTGATACAGCTCGAAATCACCTGCAGCGGTGGCCCGTAAACCAACTCCACCATATCCCTTGACATACCTGCACAGATGTCACGGTAAGCCTCCTCGCTATTATCAATAGTAGGGCGCTTCATATTTTGAAATTGCACCAGGGAATTTGTCGATCTACCCGTGGTAGCTCCATGGTGATTCAGCATCCCCCGTATCCGATTATCCCCCGGCCCCACACACGCGAGCATGGTCTGCACTTTCTTGATGGCAGCGTAGCTCACGGATGCCCGCAGAGCGAGTGCCTCGCGAACCACACATGGAACGTATCCACCACTTTCGTCTTCAAGAAAAGTTTCCACCGTAGCCGCCTGCAAATCGCCGTACGGGTATCCCGCCGTCTGCGCCCAAGCGAGCACCTTCGCTCCCTGCGTAAACTCCAAGCCCGTCAGATCTTTAAACTTCTTCGACACGATTTCCGTTTCCTCGTCGATCAGCTTTTGCGCATGACGCAGAGCTGGTATATTCACCGTTACGCCGCGGGCGTTGATAATCTCATGCAAGGTGTAGTTGCGGTTGTTGATCGGATCATCGAAGTAGGCCAGGCGACGCGCCACCTCCTGCTCCGCACGCACGTCCTGACGGCAGTAGTCCACAAAGCGCATGAAGTCTTCGGGGTCGTCCTCCGGGTGAATCCGACGCACGGGCACACCATCAGGGTTTTTCTTGGTCGGCTTCTTCGCGGGCTGCATCATGGAGAATTTCTTGATGAGCCGCTTGCCGTCTTTGTCCTTGATGACGGTGCCGAGAAACTCGCTGAGCTTTTCCAGTTTGGCCGGGAGAGCTGCACGACGGGCAAGGGACATGGTGCAGCGGAAGCGCTCGATGGCTGGTGGCCGTATGCCCCAGGTTTTCCACATCAGCGCTTGGCTCATCGCGTACTCAAATTGTGCATTGTGGGCGACCACTAACACGCTGGGGTCTTCCAGCGCATCCCAGTAAGGATCGAGCTTGGCCAGCTCTGCATCCGGCATGCTCCTCCACCACGCTACGGGTTCTTCGTTGTCAAAGGCCATCGCACAGCACAGAATCTCTGTGGATTTGTCAAGGCTATATCGGTAGCCTCCGACTTCGGTGATGTCGGCTTGACTGAAGGACTCGTAGTCGAGGTGAAGGTGCATGTATGCGGGAATCAGCGGGAGTAATCCCGTTTCTCGTCGAGCAGAAGACGCATGTAGCAATCTGGGCAAACATGCCCAAGGGTAGGTCTGTTACCTACCGCGAACCACACTGCGGTGTTCTGGCATCCTGGTGTCAGACATGGATAACGTGTGTCCTTATTCGCTGCCACCACCTCACTCCTCGGCAGCGAAGGGACGCAGGTGCAAGGCTGCCCCGCTTCCACGTCCCGCGCACAGAAGTGGCAAGGACGGGATTTGGGACGCGGATCGCGGTCGATGTAGTAGGCGTGGTCCACGGCCTAGTAATCGTCAGTGCTGGTGGGTGCCTTGCCGCGATTGGAGCGGCGGCTGGTGGTGGATGCTTCATCACCATCCCCGCTGATGGCGTCGAACTCGTCTTCGACGTTGACCTTACCCGCGCCAAAGCTCTCGCCATCTTTGAGGAACTGGACAGCACGCAGTTCCGCGTTGACGCGCTTGCCCCACTTATTGTTCTGCACCCAGAGGCGGATGGTGGCGTTGACGTAGCACCCGGCGTAGACTTTGCCGTCTTCCTCGGTAATCGGATTCAGGTCGTGATCGACGACCGCGGGACGGGTTTTGCGGCTGGCCGGAATGAAGAACTTCCCGTCGCCATAGCCTTCCAGCTCCAGCTTTTCGTTGCCGCCACGGAGACAGCGTTTGAAGCTGATTTTCTTCTTGAACTCGTCGAGAGCGAGCCGGTCAATCATGGCGTCGATGTGGTCGAGGAGTTTGCCGTGCTCCTCGGTGTCGAGAAGGAAGGTCGCGGAGAACTTCGGTTCCTGGCCTTCCTCCATGGCGTGAGGCTTGAACAGGTGAGGGAAGGACAGCCGAACATTCGGCAGTTTGATGATGGCGGGATCGGTGGCTTTGGTGGTCATGTTGGTTTTGGTTGCGCCTAGCGTCGGGATCACATCCCGCCTTTCGGCATTTTCTTGCCAGCGCGGAGGCGCTGACGGTTTTGTTGAAGGACAGCGTGAATCGCTGGCCCAGATTTATTGGTGGTCGGTGCTGGGGGTTTCATTGGGGAGAACTTTGATGCGGATTTTGTGATCGCCGCTGAAAGGTGCTTGCTCGTATCGCTCCACCAAGTCCTTACTGAGAAGTTTTTTCACAACAGCAGTGCATCGTTTGTGATTGTCGCTGCGGAAATAATACGCATTAGGCCGGAACCGGCCCATGTAAGGCATATAATATACGACAGCTCCAGCCTTCATTGCGTCGTAAAGTTCCTGCTCTGTCTTGGGTAATTTCATAGATTTTCAAACTCCAGTTTCGGATCAATGCCACCAAACGCTGGTCGCTTATCCGCCTCCGGCGCGATGGTCGGCTTGCCTTCCGCACGGCCTACGAGGTTGAGCAGGTCGAGGGTGAGCGCTTTTTTACCGAGCAACTTTTCCGCTCCACCAGGGCTGACGACAGACCGCTCATACACTTCGTTCTCGCGCAGGTGGGTGTGTTCCAAGAGCAGCTTGGCCGCTTTCTCTTCATCGGTCCAATAGCGGTTGCCCTGACGACCCTGCACCAGCTTGAATCCCGGCACCACGCCGCCGTTCTTCATGTGCTCCAGAGCATATTCACGGACGTCGTCCACCCACTGCTTGATGGCATCGCCGTGCGTGAGCACAGCCGCCAGTTGCTCCACGGTGACCGCCTTGACCGGAGGAAAGTGCATTGGTCCACGATCCACCTTGGCCAGCACTTTCACGTCACGGGTGAAGTCCTTGGTGCGCGCTGTGCAGAACCCCTTGGCGGGGCAGAACCGGCACGCTTTGTCGCTGGGCTGGAACTCGGTTTCACCGTCAGCCAAGATCAGCTCAGCGGCGACTGTCACCTGTTTGGTGAATTCCAGAATCTCGCCCCAAGTGGTGTCCCAGACATGGAATGGGAAATCCTCCGCACCGCGGCCCCGCGGCTGGTAAATGTGGATCGTCACCGGGGAGCCCATCAGCTTGCCCAACGGGATTTCTGTGGCACCCAGCACCGTGTCCAGTGCAGACCGCGCGTAGATGGCACCCTGAAGATTCTCAAAAGGATCGACGATGACGCCTTGACCATATTTTAGATCAATGACGTGTGTGTGCCCGTTAGAAATGGTCAGCACGTCCACTTTGCCGTTGCGTTCGGGCATATACCACAAGGGGAATTTGCGCTCGATGAAGGGTTTGCCTCCCAGCTCTTGGACGTATTCCCAATAGTCCCAGGCGTGCCGACGCATTTCCTTGGTGATAAGTGTTGGGCACTCGGCGGGATTCGGTTCGCGGTTCTCCAGCATAGCCGCTGCAACCTCGTGGGCGGTGCTTCCTTCCAAGTTCCACACCGTGTCATCGGGTGGCAGTTTGTCAGCGTTCTCCAGAATGAATCGCGGGCTGGCCGTACAAGTGACCCACCGTGCGGCGGCAGACGGGTTCAAGTCGAGACGGGGAGTGGATTTCATTTAAAGGAGACGGAGAAAGGCTTCACGCTCACTACGCGCCCCAGCGAGGGCGTTGTGGGGATTCGGTTCCTTCGGCAGCCCCAGAGCCGTGCAGATGCCCTCGTGGCTCAAAGACCGGCCCAGCTTGGCGAAAGCCACGGAGTGCAGATCGAGAGTGCGGTAGCCGAAGGGGAATTTCCGGCCATCGCCGCCGAAATATGGATTACTGATGAAGTCGTGGAGCACCTCGATAAACAGGAGGTCGAGATGGCCGATGTTGTGCCCAGCCAGAAGTCTGTCTGGGAATTTTGCCGACCACTGCTCGAAGGCTAAATACAGATCATGCGGAAACTGCTTTTTACCGGGCTGCACATTCTCTCCCTTGAACCCATTAATCTCTAGCGCCACCGGGTCGACTACCGAGGTGGAGTAGACGGAACATTCACCATAAAACTCTTCACCGCTGTCGTAGTCCACCGCACCGAGAGAAAGCATGCAGTGTTTCTTCGGGTCTGTGCCCGTGGTTTCAATATCAAGGACGATCATAATTTTGGGTTTGGAAAGTAGCCGGTCATTACGCTGGCCGGAAAGCGGAGACGTGCTGTGTTCAACTGCCCGTTATTATGAGTCACGTCTGACTCATTTTTACATTTACCTGCGACTGCGATTGCTCGCATTTCGGCTTGTGGCAGCACTTGGCCCACGGGCTTAGCGGGGCGCGGTTCTCAAGGTAGCCGGTCTTTGCTCTGGGCCGGGACAAGGCATCGCGTTTTACGAGATGATGCTTTCTCGCTCCCAGGGCCGTACAACTCCGGCTCAAGAAGGTTTGTATTCGCCACGGTTTCCGAGAGCTGGAATACCTCAACTCTGGAGTATTTCTTCTGCACTGGGTGGAGCAGTGAGAATCCGGTAACGCACTCATGGCTTACGCGCGCCTTGCGGCACTGGTGGACAAAACGGTTTTTACATCGTCAGCGCTTCGATGTCGCGGGCGAAGGCGACATGATTGGCCGCGGGGATGTCGGCGCACTTGGTGCCGCCGTGCTTAGCGATGATCTTCTTCACATCCTCACCCATACCCGCCTCCACGGCGGGAGCGATGATGGCTTTCAGTTCCTCGGTGGTCTTGCCCTTGACAGCCGGTTCGGCAGGCTTCTCCGGCTCGGAAGGCGGGGTGCTGGTGGGTTCGGTCGGTGGGCGACCGCGGCCACGCTTGGGCGCGGCTTCACCGGCTGGCGGCGTAGCGGGGGACTCCGGGGTATTGTCGGTGGCAGCGCCGCCGAGGTCTTCAAGGATGGCTGCGATGGCGACGGAAATGGCGTCGATGGTGGATTTCTTCATGTGTTTGGTTTTTGTGTTTTTGGTTGGCCTTACGGCGTAATCCTCCGGTGGTCGGAGAAAGTGGTTAAGGTTCGACAGATGCAGTTTTACTAAACTCCATGGCCGCAAAAGCGAGTTCCCGCCACACAGCCAGGGTGTAGCTCAAACGTGAATTTTCGTCAGGCCACTTTCGGTTGTTGTCGAAAGCAAAAGCAAATTTCTGAGCCGCTTTCATCAGCTTCTCCTGCGAGGCCAAATTAGTCCGTAGGTTGTTCTGTGCTATGGCAAGCTCAACGTCTTTGATGAAAGCGGCGTGAGCTTGTGGGGGGATATCGGCCAACTTCGTGCCGCCATGCTTTACTGTTAGCTCTTTAACTTTTTCCCCTTGTCCTGATTCCGCTAACGGGCGAATAAGCTCACGAAGTTCGGATTCAATTTTATCTGATGGGGCATTGAGAGATTGGGATTTCATAATCTTTTTGTAGTTAACCCTATCTTGCTGAAAATAACAAGAACTATTTTCAACTAACCGCAAATTAATTCCATGCAAAGATTTTTCAGTCCTTTCTTGACACGCTCACCAGCCACGTCACCGACCGTGCTTTCGTCCACACCGCTGCGGCACCAGAGGTAGTGACGGTCCTGGCCGAAGGAATATCGTCCCACTTGGCGAAATCCCTCTTCGCGCAGGACGTGGGCCAGTTGTTGAGCGGTGACACGGGAGAGGTTCTCTTCGATGTGCAGCACATCCAAAATTGCCTTGGCGGAAACGATGTCGTACTGGATCAGCGGATAATCGCCTTCCAGGAGCAAGCGGCGCACCGCGGCAGCTACGTCGCTGGCGGAATCGTTGATGAGGTCTTGAACGTATTTCGTCCGCGGAGCGTGGCCATCGGCGGCGAAGGAGTCGGAGATGTTCCAGTCAGCGAAATAGCTGCGCAGGGCTCCAGGCTGTTCACGAAGCAGTTTGTAGAGCGGGGGAAAATAATTCTCACCGAGAGCCTGCACTTGGGCTTTGCTCTGCAATGGGCTCTTTACTACGAAGTAGCGCCGGTCGCCGGGTTGAAGGGCCAGAGCGTCGTGGTGGTTTGAAAAGAGAAGGTAATTGCTGATGTTGCGCACCTCGCGCGTGTCCCGAAATTTCTGGTTGACACTCACAAAATCATTGGTGATGAGCGGCTTCAAGGCATTCATCACCTCGTACTTGTTCGTCCCGGCTACACGGACTTCCTCCAGCACCACAACCTGATGGCCGAAGCTCCATTCATTGTATCCGCTTTTGATCGAGTCGCCGGAAATAATCTTGACGTGTTCGCCGCCTAATATGGCCTTCGCCGCCTCTGCCAAGTAGGTTTTCCCAGCCCCCTCGACGGATTGGATGAGAATGGCCCAACGGATTTTTCTTCCAGGGGTCTGAACAAGGCTCGCGAAGTAATCGACGATGGTTCGGCGGTAGTCAGGTTCCGCGATAAGATTTCGCAGATGACCTTGAAAGATTTCCCCCGCTGCATGGGCGTGCTCCGGGGTAAGATCGGGGTAAGTAGGGCAATAAGTGTTGACATACTTTCGCCCGCCACTGACGAAAAACACTTCAGTTGGCTGGGATGGATCGTAGGCGTAGTCATAGACCGTGGGAATCTTCAGGTGGTTGAGCGCGTAATCCGAAGGCGAGACGATAGGTTGAGAAAGGGATTTGGGGGAAACAGGTATACCGGCATTGCGCAAATCTTCTTCCTGGGGCAAGAGCCAGCGACCGTAAGCAGCGTTGAAAGCTTCCGCCTTGTAGCGCTCTCCCGTGCGGTGCCGGTAGTAGTCCTGCACGGTCGTCACGTAACACACGCCACGCGCCCAGAGGGGTTCGCGTTTGCTGGTCGATTCCTGCTGCTCCTGCGTGCGAATCTGCTGCCGGTAATTGGTGATGGCCTTGCGAACGGACGTGGGGGACATCGGATACGCGAAGCGCTTCTTCACGTTGGTGACGATGTGGTTGATGAGGATGTCTTCCTGCGTCGCGGAGAGGAGGGGAGCAGCGATGATCTTGCGCGGACCTTCCTCGGTCAAAGCGCTCACCGTGTCCACTTCTTCGATCCACCGGATGAGAGCGGAAAAAGTGGTTTCCTTGACCTTCTTTGCATCCCACCCAGCAATCTCCGCGGCGCGCAGGAGGGACCGCACGGTGACGGGCAACCGGCCTACCGGCGTGGGCCGCAGGCTCTCCCAGATTTTCCGGGTTTCCTTTTCACCTCCATACTTTTGCCCGGTGGCGCTCCACTCGTCGAAGAGAGCCAATGCCTCATCTTCCATCGTGTGGCCGAATTGATGCTTCAGCGCGGCAGCGCAGTTGAGCCACTCGGGGCGGCTGCAATCACTGTCGATGGCTTCCAGGGCTTCCTTGGCCGTGGCGAAGGTGATTTCCGGCAACGGTGCGCGGAGGAACTCCAAGGCGTCGATGCTGGCGGCTTCCGTTGAACGGGGTGTATGTGAGTTGGCGCCGTTTTTGTCAACCGTATCTTCCTCAGTGGCGTCGGCATCACCGAGTTCATCCCGGCCCAAATCCCGGCCTTCAGCGAAGGTGAGCAACGGATGGTCTTCGTCCGTTGAATCCGAAAACATCACCGGCAAATACATCGGCTGCACCGCCACCATGCTCTCACGTGTCACCGAGGGCAACCCCAGCATATCCGCCACCGTCTGTACTGCCTTGGGGTAGTCGGCTACTGGGATGCGGTGCGCTCCCACCACGATCCGCATTCGGGGCTTGGCGTGCGTGTGGGACGCCGTGAGGTAGGCAGCGAAGTTGAGCCCGTGGAGAGCCGTGTGCAGGATACGTGGGTCTTTGAAAAAGGGTGCCGCGGGGTAGCGCCCTGTCTCGACCCACTTGCCGTCGCGCTGTTCTTTCTCCGGGTCGATGTCGAGAAAGATTAGGTTGCAGTGCGTCGCCTCGGTGTAGACACGCTTGGAAGGCGAAGCCCGGAAGCAGGCAGGCACGAAGTAGGGCACCTGCTTGATTTCATCCCGTCGCTTTTGATCCAAGGCGATAAAGTCGGCGTGTCGAATCGCAAGCGTGGGGCACACCCGGAACTTTTCCACGACTTCGCGGAAGGTGGTTGCCGTGCTGGCGCTGACTTGACCGGAGACAGATTGACCCTGGAAATAGCGGGGAGAAGTGGACATGCTGGAAAGTTAAGCGACCCCCAGATGACTCGGTTCCATGACACGGTGAACGGTCATGCCTTCGAACGTGCGGATACCTTTCAACGCTGCATCTGTCGGTCCAGAAGCAAACCGTAAATACTGCTCAGCATAAGCCGTGAGTGCCTTGTCCTCTTCTTCCCCCAAGTACAGTGCTGTTGGTCGCACCAGGCCGTTCGCCATCGCGCGGTCAACGGCCACACGGATGCACTTCGAAATGGTGTCTGGGGTGACGTTCAAAAGTCCTCCATGGTTAGGGGCTTCGGCTTCAATTCCGCTGCGATTGCTTCCCGGATTGCACCACGGATGGACGAGGCAAAATATGCACGAGTTCCGATTCTGATGTGCCAAGTCTGGGTAGCATCATCCGCGGCAATATGGATTGACTCGAACGAATCATCCTCCAGCGCTCCGGCCATCTCCACCAATCCCTTCATCAGTTCTTCATCGGTCATCGTTAAAAGTCCTCCAGCGTGTAGACTTTGTTCCTGCGGGCCGACTCCACTGCCGCCAGGCATCGCTTGGCCTGTTGATACCCTTGGCAGCGGAACTCGCTGATGATGCCGTTGATGCTCGGGAGAGGATAACGGTCGGCCAAGGCCGAGATGATCTGGGGTTCGGTGATGCACCGATACTTGGGATGCTGGATCATTTGGTGCGAGTAATCTCCGTGTAGTTCTTGAGTTTCCACACACACTCTCCGACGTAGGCATCGTTCAGACGCATAACGGTGGAGTAGCAGTTGTGGTAGTGTGAGCGGGGAAAAGTGATTGTGCTACGCGGCCCCATATCGTGGATGCAGCGGCGGATCGGACCCCATCTCGACGGCTGCAACTTGTCCTTGGGCTTCGCGTGTTTTTTGAACAGTCTTCGAAGAGAGTGCAGTTCTTCTGTGATTACGGCGATTCGGCTTTTGATCTGAAGCGGGGTCATTTGGTGCGGCGGCTCCAATGAGGTTGTCCAGCTTTCCCTCCATCTCTGCGGCACCGTTCTCCGATGGTTGCCTTACAGTCAGGGCATGGACGTGAAAGAGCGAAGGTTCGAATTTTTTTCCGTTCAGCCGGTGTTGCCCGGTCGTAGGTGGTCAGGGAGGATGGTCGTGTTGCCATACTGATAATTTTGTCAGGCCGTAGCCCGAAAGTAAAAATGCGTAGTCGAGGGGTAAAAAAAACCGACTGCCCTACACCGGCAGCAGGCTATCCAGTGATACGCGGAGCGCGGAGGCAATGCGGATCAGCTTGTCCAGCCGTGGCTCTTGCGTGCCGCTTTCCAGGCGGCTGATAGCAGCCCCCGCGTCATCGCCGGAGAGGCCGATGGCGTGAGCCAGTTCAAGCTGGGTCATGTGGGCTTTGGCGCGGGCGCGGGCGACACGTTCGCCGACGTACTCCGCGGCACTGAGGTTGGGGCTGGGCATGGACAGAGGCTACGCTGGAGGTGTTGAATGTGTCAAGAGGCGTTCTTCGATTTTATGAGATTTGTAAGCGCCAAACCCTCTTTTAATGTCCCGAATACGGGAACACCTGTTGCACATCCACGGGTTTCCTTCTTTCGCTAAAAGGGTTTGTTGCTTGATGATTTGATATCCCCCACAGGAGCATTTCAGCACCCAGTAATGACGGTATGTGCCATTGCGTTTTTTATTGGCTTTGGATTTTTCACCTCGGTGGACGGAACCAAAAAAACCTACACAGACGCCTTGCCCACGTTTCCTTCCAACAAGATCAGGTAAACCCGGAAATCGAGGTTCCATCGGGAATGGGTCTGCACTCCACAAACCATCGCTCAGGTGATCTAAGTGCTCTACATTACAAACTGGTCCCGGCATGACTTGAAGTGCTGCCAGCCGATCTACTCCTCCAACGCAATTTTCGATACTGGATGTTTTCATGCTCCCATTTTATCAGCGATGGACTCCACCTCTTCGATCCTGCCGCTCAACAGTTTCGCCTCGAAAGGCAGCTCAGCGAGGAATGGTGCGAGCTGTGTCCGGATGTCCGGTGGCATCGACAGGGCTTTCTTGCGCAGCCAGACTATGCGGCTGGCCACGTTGCAGACCAGTGCTGGCGCGTGACGGGCAAACGCTTCGCTCGGTGTCCAAGGGTGACCGTTCATATACTTCTCAGTTTCCCCACCACAGGCAATAGGTGATCCAGCCGAGCGTAAAGACAGCGGCAGCCAGGATCAGCCATTGACGGCGGCTGCGGGCGCGCTGTTCGCGCTGCAATCGGGCGTCGGCGGATTCGGTGTAGATGGGCGCGTGGTGGTTCATGTGGTTTCGATGAGTTCAATTGGACGCCATTCTCCGTGTCCCTCTTCATCCTGCCACCACTGATGGAGCATCCAAGCGTGATAGCATTCCGAAGGGTAATACGGGGCGTCGTCGCAATATGTGACGTTGATTACTGGGTCTTTTGGCTCAGATCGGAACACCGATTTCCACGCCAAACGCATCGTTGGTTTCTTGGGTGTCATGGTTGCACCTCCTCTGTGTTCTGATTACCGCCGCATTCCCGTTCATGGAAATCGACCACAGCCTGGAATGGGTGTGTCGTGGGGCGCGTGATGGGTCGGCGGCAGCAACCGACATCACCTTGAGCAATCACGAGGGTGAAGGCCGTTTCGGAGCAGGGTTCCCAAATTCCTCCGTAGCACCATTCGTCTCCGTGGCGGATGGCTTCACCTACCTCCAGCATCCGGTATTCCGGTTGTGGAGGCTCTGGGCGCGTGACAGGCAATTCCACCACGGCATCTAATTTCTCCTTGAGCTTTTCCACGATCCGAAATTCATCTTCAGTCGTGCCGAGCCGGGAAAGTTTTTCCCGCATGGCGGGTGAGAGGATTTTCTCGACCACTCGGAGCTGATACAAGCTCTGCAGCGCTTCCACGATTCCCGAGGCATGGGTGGCCTGCGTGAGCAGGATCGGAGCGCGAAGCGGGTCTGTAGAGAGGAAGCTGATAGCGGTGGCCCGTAGTTCGCTTTCGAGTTGCTGGGCCAAGGCGATGAGTTTTTGGGTGGTCATAGATTTTTCTCTTTTGGGCGCGTGGTAGGTTTATCTCTGCACCTCTTTGGACGCGGCGAGCGCGGCGCGGGCCGCATGTAGGTCCACAGTGACACCTTCGCCAGTGTGATGACCGCAAGAAATTGAGTCAACATGCGCGATGAAATCGGCTTCCGCTTTCTTGATCTGCCCCAGGCTCATACAGCCTTTATGTGATTCTTTTCGTGTGATGTATGCAAGGCACTGTTCCAGCGCTGTGTGCAACTTCTCCACTTCGGCTAGTGCGGCACCATATTCAACGTAGGTTCCATCGCTGTGAACGCGAGTCACCCCACCTTGTGTTTCGTATCGTGTCATTTTCATAAAATAGAGTTTTGATGTTCTGCAGATGGCCGGGGCGCGTGGTCTGACAACGTGGCTTGGCAGCCGGTCAGGGCCACGAACCCCGGCGTTTTTCCGCATCACTGGAAAAGGTATATGGGGCAAAGTTGATCCATCAGCTCAACCCCTGGAGAACCTGCGGCACGGAGAGCCTCAATACCAGTTTCAGCGCAAAGGCTAAGCACTTCATCGCGGGCGGCGGCGGCGGCGTAGACGGCGTCGGCGGCGGCGGCGTAGGCGTCGGCGGCGTCGGCGGCGTAGGCGGCGGCCCTCGCCACTTTCTTAGCTTCGACCACAGCTTCAATAGTGCCTTCCCGCTCACACTTCGAAGCTGAGGCTTCCAATTTTTCACGATAGGATGCGTTCCCTTTCATGGAAGCCGCTGCACGTAGGGCGCGTGGCATGATTTGCCGGATTGTTTGTTCCAGTAGGACTGCTCGAAATACTGTCACGTCCAGTTGATCGGCGCTACCGAGCTGGGCAACCGCAATGCGTCGCATCCCCTTGGCGCGTGCTGTGTTGGAAGACCATTTCGAATCGTTGAGGCGGATTTTGAATTTACGGACGGCGGGGTGAACGCATGCCGGTTCGTCCCCGTGAGGTTGACCCAGAGCGTAGCAAACTGCGGCTTCGACGCACATTTTGCCTGGGATGGGTTTACCGACGCCATGCACAAGGCCAGCGTCTACGGTAGTGAGAACTTTTTGAGCGATTTCAAGGGTGATGTTCATAAGTGGATTGGTGATGCTGAGTTATTTGTTTTTAATCTGGAGAAGCGTTACCCCCGGCCCGCGGGCGACTGTGGCCGTTTAAAGGCCGGGGGTAGTTTTTCCACTTCTCACGGTGAAAGGGGGTTAAAGGATTTCCCGCAATTCAGTGCGGCGGAAAGCGTGATGAGTGAAAGCGCGCTTCATTGCGCATGCTTCTTGGTGTGTGAGCGGGGAACGGTTGAGCTGTGTCTCCTGCCCATTGTCGCAGCGGATGGAGTAAAGATTGAAAAAGCGTTTCATGGCTGGCGCGTGGTGGGTGATTTAAAGCGCTTCGGACGCAACTTCCGCTTCCACTACACGGCGGTATGGGTCTCCCCACGGTTGACCGTCACGGCCAAAATCAATACCGCTGAGAGAGCCTACAGCCACGCCGTTCTCGTCACGGCAGAGGCATTCCCACAGTGCCCGCGGTTCCTCATCGGAGAAATCGCTGGAGTCTGTGGTCTGGTCAATCGACCACTCGAAAGAGAACCCGCGTTCCCGCGCTTCCTTTTCCGCCTGGGCGAGAGAAGCGGCGCAACGTGCGCGTCCCTGCTCTGGTGTTTCAGTCTTTAGATCATAACTGTATCCAGCGTGTTCGTAAAAGAATTGCTCTGCTGTGGTGGTAGTTTTCATATTGTGAGAAGTGTTAATGGTTTGTTTGGTCGCCTTACGGCGCTTTTGGCCTGCTCTCTTCAGTTGCCAGTGGCCAGCCTGGGCAAGACACGCTCTGGGAAGCGTGTTTCGGCTGTTTACGCGAGGACAGGGGCAAGGCGCTCCACTTCGGCCCAGGTGATGCGATGGCAGCCTGCCACGATCCCGTGTTCGTTAATCGCGTCCAACTGGTAAGGCCCGACTGGGCAGGTTTCCCCGTTGCGATGCCAGTTTTTGTGAGTGCGGGCGAAGCGATAGGCCTCGCGAGCGTCATGGAGCGGTACGCGAGCGCCGAGAGTAGAGACAAGCTCCTCGCCCTCCACACGGAAGGCTGTGGGGAAAAGACGGGGGTTGAAATACTCCCCTGTTTCCCCGCGGAGCCATGCGGCGTAGCCTGCCTCTTGCTCCAATCGGGCAGCAAGCTCCCGTTTCGCTTCAGCCTTGGCGCGTGCCGCTTCAGCGCGTTGCGTGGCCAGCTTCAATCGCTCGATTGTCTTTTCGTCCACTTTGCGGCGCAGGCCGAAAAACTCGTTTACCTTGGCCGCGGACTCCAGCCACTTCGATTGTTCGGCGCGGTATTGGTCCTTGTTGCGCGCTTTCTCGATTTTCGCGGCGAAGTAGGCAGCCCGCTTGACGGCATAGTCGAAAAGCTCTTTCCCGCCGATGTCGGAAAGGGAACTGCCCATATTGATTCCCCCGATGTGGAACACGGTCATACCGCTGACCGCTTGACGCAGCTGCCCTTGATGCTTACTCGTCGTCACGCTGTAGCTGGTGTCGTTGATGACGACGGCAGCTTTGCCTTTGTGTTCAATGTGGCGGGCGATGGCCGTGCCATAGGAAAGAAAGGCGTCGCCGTTGAAGGACATGGCCGATGGGGCTTCGCCACGGGGCGCGCCCTTGTGGGCCCAGACATGTGCGATTTCATTAGAGGTAAATTTCGTTTTCATTTTAGTAGGTGATGCGGAGTTGCCTTGCGGCAGGTTTTAATTGTTGAGGCTGCAGGTTAATTCAGTTTGTTGGAAACGTCAAGAGGAGATTACAGATTTTTTTTGTTCGGTTGGGCGCGTGGTGGGTGGATCGTGACAAGCACCATGTGTTTGTGGATACCGTCGCGTTTAATCAAGGCAACGGTTGCCGGATGGCAGTAGCCGAGCGTCGCATATTTGCCTGTCGCTTTGAGCTTGGCGCGGATTTCGGTTTGCCCGTCTGTGGTGATGAAGCGCAAAGCTTCCTTAGGTTTGGTAATCATGGCGCGTGGTCTACCGTTCAATCAGTGCGGCGCACTCCAGAGCGTGAAAGACGCACTCACCAAATTCGTGTGCAGCCTCTTGCCAAGACAGCCCGCCGCGGATTTGCGCGCCATATTGGACGGCGAAAGAGCGTTTGCCTGACTGGTGGATCGAAACGGGGTGTTGACCGGGAATTTCGTGTGTGGTGATGAGGGTCGATTTCGTTTTCATGTGATGCGGGATGAGGGTCGATTTCGTTTTCATGTGATGCGGAAAGAGTTGAGAGGCAGGGTTTCAGACCAATCCCAAGAGCACAGTGCCGTCAGCCGCATATACTGTCACGTTGCCGTGATCGTTGACTGTTTTGTAATCCGCACTTTGGTCCCTATCGGGGTTTTCGTAGTGCTCCAGTTCGTCGATTTCGTCATGGGATGGCCAGTAGCCGATGTCTGCGCCGTCTCCCGGATGTGCTCCGAAATAACAGTAGGGCGGGGCAAAGGTGCCCAGAGCATCGGGCAAAGCCTCGTTGACCAGTTCTTGTGCGATGTCTTCTTTATCTGGGTCGATTTCGCTGCCATCGGGGGAGAAGCAATCCTGTGCTTCCCCGATGAGGGAATTGAGGTTGTCACGTTGGGCGAAGTTTTCCGGGAGGGAAAAGTAATTGCCGTTGCGGTTGACCTGCCATTCCAGTTCGGAGAGGAAAGTCGGAAGCAAGTCTTCTGTGCGAAGGGTGGCAGCGGAGATGCTGCCAAGTGATGCGGGTTTGATCGTGATGGATTGAGGAGTCATAGTGTGATGCGGAGTTTTAAGGTTTGTGGGTCAGAGCGGCTGTTTTTCTTAGCGCTCACTACCGCCCCCGCGTTACGGGGGCGATGTGTGAATGCCTTTAAGCGAAGGCTAGTTGGCAGCGTCAGCCAAATTAAACGCTGTCCACTTGTCCACGCTGGGGAGAGCACTGCGGGGAACTCGTACGACTGTCCCATCCGCTTTAGTAATCCATGCAAAACGCACGGACCAGCGAACCATTTTCGCGCCGCCGAGAGAGGCGCAAATAAGCGGGAACGCGAGAACGGCATGTTCCGGGGCTGTGTATTGTCCGTAAGAGGTAGTGGTCATAATGTGATGTGGATTTTAAGGTTTTCTGGTCTACGCAAGGAAGTTACTCCCACTTGTTGCATTCGTCAAGAGAAGATTTCAAAAATTCCATTGCTCTGCCATGGCGAGCGCAATTCCTGAGTAGGTGACAGCCCGCACGGAAGCGCGGTCGTCGGAAGGAGAAAGTCGGTTCTGCCCGCTGTCGGTTTGGTTGGACCAGCGTGGGCGGATTAATCCTGGTTCGCCTCCACACGCGAGGCAGCCTTTAGAGAACATATAGCGCGCTGTCTCTCCAGTTCCGGTTGTTCCACATGGGCACACTGCACGGGGCGGGTAGTGTTTAGCCGGATCAATCTTGAGCGGGGGCAGCCCTTTGAGCCAAAGACACGTGGCCTTGCTGGCATCTTCCCCAAACTGGTATGGCTGGATAATTTGACGACCGGGCAGCTTGTTTGGCAGCGCCGGATGGGTGTTCATGTGCCCGATGGGGTTTTCGATGCAGATACGGGGCACTGGGGCTGCCCACAGCGCCAGGAAAAACTCCACTGCTTTCTCCCGTGCCTCCCGGCGTGCCTGTCCGGTCAATGTGCCCGGTTTCACTTTCTGGTGATACCCTACGCCGGGATACTTGGTGTAGTCAGGATCGCGAAAAGCCCATGCCGCACAAGTGGCCAAGTAGTCACAAGGGGGATGAGCAATCAGTAAATCCCAGTTGTCCCATCTGATGGCTCGCAACACATCGCAGCGGTAATGGTATTCCGATTTGTCCGCAGAGGGGAGCAGGTCACAACTCCACGCGTCGTGTCCCTTGGCACGGAAAGCACGGCGCACTACCCCACTGCACTCGCAAGCTATGAGCACTTTCACAGTTCAATTTCCTTTCCAGCATTATCCCATGCGCGGCCATTGTAGGAAATCGTGGCAACGGTTTTTCCCGTGGTCAGGTCAACCACGGTCACTTTGGGGGACTCGCGACCACCTAGACACTGTTCGTCGCGTAGCTGGCACCACGCGTCAGAGGCTTCGCGGATCGAAGCAACGGCCACAACATGGCGTTTCGAGCCAAAGCGGACGGCGTATTGAGGGGATGGGGAAAGCGTGTTCATGGTGCGTGATTAATCCAAGTTCCACGTTTTTAGTTCCAGCACTTCACGAACGAGGCACCCGTTTTCCATGTGGCGGGCGTGCATACGCTTTTCGTGCTGCTCTTTGGCGGAAGCGTTGGCGTAGGATTGTTTTGGCTCGATTGCCGGGAGCATCTCTTCGGGGAGTGCTTTTGCCTTTTCCACGGCTGCGTTGAAATCGGTTACACCACGAATCCAGACAGTTTTTGTCCGTGTGTCCCACAGTTTGCAGATGACGATGAAATTCATATGGGGTGAGCATACTCCACTTGTTGCATTCGTCAAGAGAAGATTTTCCCTTTTTCCGTGGGGTCAGGTAAATGCCGGATCATCCATCAATGCGTTTTTCGCTTTTGCAGCGTGCTTTAACTCCACGGGGTCGGAGAGCTTATCCAATTTGAGTTTGTAACGGATTTGCTGGCCAGCGGCATAAACCTCTAATCGGGATACACCCAGCCTTGCTGCAATACGACGGGCTGGCCAGCGCTGAATTTTGTAGGAGAGAACCGCGCGCTCCAATGGGGTCATAAAGGTTTCTCGGGCTGCCTCTGGAACAGGTTGACCGGATTCGACCAATATGTCAGTTCCCAGATTCGAGAGATTATTCCCCACACGCTCCCTCATTCGAGCCACAATTGCGGCTGTCGGTTGTGGAGGTAGGCATGTCCAGAGATTGCAGCGAAGCCCCTCAACGCTGTGTAGGCCGATGGGACGCATGCCTAAAGCCCGCAGAGACTTGGCCAAGCCTTGAGCAGTTATTAGGGCACCATCTTTTTCCAGGAATCGTAAAAGTGTTACGGCGTCGAGTATATCATACTGAACGAGAGGGGTTTCTGCTGCTAAACGGTGTTCTTGGATTGCGCCGCGAATGGATAATTCTGAATGCATATGCCCAGTGCCTATACCACCTTTTCCTTATCGCACAAGGACAGATGTAGAGATTATTAAAAAAACGTATAATAGTATAAAGGGAATAGAGTAAGGGGAAATCGCATCTAGGAGGCAGGAGAGACTTTTTAAAGAAAAATATGGACAGCAGGGATTCAGTGCAGCGGGGCTGCTCCGATTTCGGGTTTTGAGCGTTTGCACGGCTAGCGCTGGATCAGTGGGCGCAGCCCCATGGTGCTTTGGAGTGTGAGGGCCACACTTGACTATACTTTTCAGGTATGCTCGAATGCCCACATGCCAAAGGCTAAGCCTCTTCCTGATGATCCTGTAGCGCGTGAAAAGGTGTTGCGGGCTCGCCGGTCAGCCGTGGAGCGGGTAAATAAGTGGAGAAAGCGCCACCCGGAAGCAGCTCGAATTTACACCTATGCGGCTCAAATGCGTTTCCTGGCATCCAAAAAAGCGAAAGCCCGTTTGCAGGCATTAAATTTGTTAGCTTAAGCACTTTTTCCGTGGTGTCGCTTTTCCTCTGTAGGATGGTGCAACGCAAAGACGCTCAGCACGCGTCAAAACGAACTGCCCGCTGTCCCCTACCAGCTCGTCACCTTCAAAACGAATTTCGGGCACCAGGATGGCTCGAATTTCGCCCACCCTGTGGAACAGATCGACCAAACACACTTTTGCGCTGTGGAACGAAATCGCGATGCTGTGGAACACTGATAGATACAGGGTTCTACGTTATTTGACATTCGGGTGTATTTCGTATAGTGCAAATGGTTGTGGTTGAGGGAGTTACGATAACGTTATACTCTCAGTATCATATGAAATGGGAATGACCCGCCTCTGTGGGATTGCTGAAGGGGTGGTGGGGTGGCACCCGGTAGGCGGGGAAACCGACCCCGCGTGATCGCGTAATAGGGGTCTCACGGGATTTTCCTAAAATTTGACTTTTTCTAGTAATTATAATTCAGCCCGAACCACCTATTTCCGACACCACGAATTACCCGCACGCCGACGCACCCGCACGCCGACATCAGCTATTTCCCGCGCACCCGCACACCAAAATAACTCCTCCCCCCCCGATCCACCAATCATCCAACCACCCTCACACCGGCCACACGAATTTCTTGACGTGCCCCGTCGAACCTGATACACGCGCCAGCGCATGCTGAGAACCCAATCCCGAGTCTACTTCATCGCCCTGCTCACGCTGGAATATCTGCGCGGCTAAAAGATTTGTATTGACGGAAACGTCAAAGAGGAGTAGTTGTCGCAGATATGGCGAACAACTACACATCAGATGGTAAATTCATTATCGACGCTTCCGGCAAGCAGTGGCCGGTTGATGTGGCGCATTTAATGCCACTTCCAAACGGGCTCCAATTCCATACCATTGCCGGTGGTGGGTATTCACTGCTTTTCGCTGGACCTGATGGCGAATGGAGTTGCGAGCAGTACGACACTGACACCCACTGGCTAGCCCGCGCACCCCTGCCGCCCGTGCCGAAGCCGAAGACTCAGGCGGAGTTGGATGAAGAGGCATACCACGCCTACATGCTTCCAATCGTAAACAAGGCTCACGGGATTCCATACCAATCGGTCTGGAACGCAGCACTCGCCTACGAGCGCAACCGCACCGCTGCTACGCCACAATGAAAACCGCGCTCTACATCGAGGATGGTGTCACTCAGATCATCCTCACCCCCGAATCGGATTGGGAAAGAGTAATCCTGGCCGACGTGGACAAACGCCCAGTAACATTCTTCCGTGGTGAATTCTATTCCTGCAGAGGTGGATGGGATCGCCACGGCAGCGGCACCGAATCACTCATCATCCGCATGGCTGAATCGAAGGAGGAACTGTGATGAAAACTCCTGACACCTCTTCACCAGCATTTCCCGGACTATACAGCACCCCCGGATATGGTTGCGCCCGCCGCACCGCCGATGGAGAACTGGAGGAACACACCACCGGCATGACCCTGCGCGACTACTTCGCGGCCAAAGCGCTGCAAGGTATGATGGCAAACAACAATGTCGCGTTGGTCGATTGCCTCACTGGCAGCCCCGAAGACATTCAGGCTATTGCCAAGACCGCGTATGCCCTGTCGGACGCGATGCTCGCTCAACGGGAGAAATTGGGATGAACTGCGATTACTGCGGAACTTTTCACTACGACACCCGCTGCCCGAGCTGCGGAGCGCCTGTCACGCGGTCAGTCACCGCCGATCAAGTTCAAGGTGACGAGACGATCCGCCAAGACTTCCGCTGGTCATGGTCAGGTGGATTGCCTCAGATCATGGGGCTGAAGGTCGGTGGGTTCTCCATTATGCCACCATCCACCAAGCTCACGGGCGTATGACCACCTCCACCATCCTCCTCTCCCTCGTCCCGGTTTACCTTCTCGCTGGATGGCTCACCATGGTTTTCGACACGGCCATTGGCAGTCACTCCAGCGCGGAACAACGCTTCGCTATTTTTCTGCTGTGGCCGTTCATGCTCGGAGCGCTGTTTCTGGTCTACATCTTTCGCAATCTGTGGGTGCTACTGGACAACGCGGCCACTCGCCTCGGAAATAAACTGAAGAGGAAAGACCCGTGATCGAGTTCAACCGCATCTTCACCGGAGGCATGGAGCTGTGTCCCCCGGTCGTCCCCGGACTGGCCTTCGTGCATGCCTGCAAAACGTGTCACCGGCAGCTCTGCGGCCAACCCCGCCCTGCTGACCCGGACTACCTTTACCGTGAGCACAACGGAGAGCTTTTCCTGAACTTGATCGACCCAGACAAGCCTCTTTTCAGCCTCCCTCTTTTCGAGCATGCCCTCGACTGGATGACCCAACGCCACCGCAACGGCGAGGATGTAGTCATCCACTGTGACCAGGGCAACAGCCGCAGCCGGTCCCTCGCGTTGCTCCTCTGCGCCCGCCTCGGGTTCGTCACCGCGGACTCGCTCCAGCTCGCTGCATTCGAGTTCGCCAACAAAACAGGCTACGCTTTCACACCCGGTCGAGGCATCACGATCTTCATGGAGCAGAATTGGGAAGCGCTTATGGGCAGGGAAACCCCGAGAGAACGCTCGCAGCGGGAAGCAATAGATGCGCTAGTAAGGAGATTTGGTCCGCGTCTTCTCGCTGCCGGAGAATAGTTTTTATGACCACACCCGTTCCCCTGCTCATCTCCGCCAAGACTATGAACACACATTACGAACTCATCGGCCTCACCGCCTTCGACACCCAGAAAGGGAAACGGGAGTGAGCACCTCTCGATACATTCGCAACTGCATCCGATGGTTCTTTCTTTGCATCTTCCACCCGCTGAAGACACGTCACGAATTGGACCAATACAATTTCTGGTTCCAGCAGACACAGGATGCCTTTGACCGGGCCAAGGCTGCGAAAACACAGAAAGAATTTCTCTTGGCCAAGTCACAGTTCCAGCTTGCCGAACGCCGCTACTGGAAGCACTCCAAATACATCTGCCCATGACCACAGAAACTTGCAAAAACTGCTGGTGGTGGAGCAGACCGGACGCGGAAGCAACCCTCGGCCAGTGCCGATGCCATGCGCCTTCCACTGTCGAGACAGACTGCAACGCCGCTTTTTCAGGCAGAGCACAGCAAACGCTATGGCCGGTGACGGAGGCGATTGACTGGTGCGGGGACTTCCGGCACAACGTGAGCTGCGATGCACCGAGCCTCCAGGCATGGAAAGATGCACAGATTGACCAAACCTATCAGTTTCTCAGTGACTTCGTGAAAACCAGAATCGAGTTGGCACCATGACCGATCACCTCATCAACATCGCTTGGAAGGCATCCAGAGTTCTCGATCAGTTGGAGCCACCTAAAGACGGCTGTGGTCCGACCGGAATTATCGGGCCGCGGGGATTTTATCCAGCGGGTGAGTCCTACGAAAAAGACCTTGTTGAGTCTATCCAATCCATGCTCACGCGCATCTCCCAGTACCTATGAAACTCCCCCTTATCTTCATCCTCCTGCTCCTCGCCACCACGCTACACGCCGACGACTGGTCATCCGCTATGCTCGCTCGTCTCGATGCCGAGCAGCGGACTAGCGAAATCGCCTTTGCCAAGTCCGACTTCAAGGCACTCCTGCAGAGCCAGCGCAGGCTCAACGTCATCCGTCGCCAGGCTAGCAACCACCGACAGATCGACACTCTCGCACCCGTCCAGCAAAACGCCTACTACAAGCGGCTGGAGTCACGCGACGAATACGCTATCAAGTGGCTGGCCATCGCCCTCTACGCTCTCGAAGCGGCGTCGGCTCAGATCGACCGTGAAGAACTCGCGGCGATACAGCGTGAGCAGCTTTACCTGCTGCGGGACATCGATAACCTGATTGCACGATGAGCACACCAACTGAGCCGGAGAAGGCTTACATTCGAACAAAGCAATTCGAGTTCACCTCTCGAAAGCAATGCGACCATTTGGAGGCCATTGTGCAGCTTATCGCACCCAAACTGGAAGAAGTCGGAGTGCAGGTGATCTACAAAAACATTCCAGACCTTCATGCGAACCCGATGCGCTTGAAACCATTTCTGCTGATAATCGGTGAAGCGCAGCCGCTCTTGCGATTCGCGGATGGTGGTGTGCTCCTCAAAAGTGAAACTTCGCCGGAGAGAAAAGAGTAAGGCCACCCCGTTAACGACGCACGATCAACCCGTATGAATACTCTTTCTCTTCTTGCTGTAGGCGCGCTCGGATCCACAGGCGGTTTGGTCGGTCTTCTCGTCTACGTGGCCATCGCCGCGGTTGTGGTGTGGGGCATCATCGCGCTGGTCAAGTGGAGTGGCATCGTCATACCGCAGCCGGTCTACATCATCCTCGTGTGCCTGGCGTGCATCTTCCTGATCCTCTTGATTGCGCGTGCATTTGGTGTGCTGGCGGGGTAAAAGTTCTTGACGGATTCGTATAGATTACGATACGTTTCGAGCAGTTCTTTGAATCTTGAATTGAGCGTGGAGAGCCTCTGCTGGGTATGACTCAGCTTCTCTGGCGGGTAAGACGCCGCGTTCAATTCAGTCTTCAATGAAGCAGGTGGACAAATTGGTAAAGTCGGCTCAGACGAGTAGCTGGTGCGCTGACGGGTTGATCGCCGTCAGTTCCCAGTCCTGCAGGTTCAACTCCTGCCCTGCTTCCCCTTTTAATTTTTGTTGGTGGCGGCTTCCCACGGGCGGTGCAATTCCGCAGACTGTCTACTGAGGGAATACCTGCTTGAAATGGCGTCTGTGGCAATACGGTAGGCGGGCAAGTGCTCGTGCCAGTCCCTTTGGCGGGTGTTGGAGTGAGAAGTCGTGTTTTTCGACCGAGGCTGCTCAGCCATCCCGCCACCAACAAAAACGGTTGACGACCTCAGCAGTAATGATATCGTTCCGTTCTGTGATTTTCTCGCCGCGACCCCGATTCTGATACCACCCCGCTCTGCACCTGTTCAGAGCGGTGTATCAACTCGCGTCGTGGGCTAATCTGGCTAAGCCGTCTGCCCTGGGAGCAGGACAATGTGCGTTCGAATCGCACCGACGCGACCACTTTTCAATCCCCCTCACTGTTGCGACGGTGGGGTTTTTACCACCCGCCCGATGAGGGCGATTCCAAGGCCACCTGTCACCGGGTGGTCTTGTTCTTTTTTGCACGGATTGCTTTACGCTGTTGACTATTGACAACGGATGTGGTTTGACTGTCAGGCAAATGCCATCCTCGACATCACGAGTCGTTCCCCGCTCCAAGGATAATTTTACGTGGACTGGCGGCTGGGTGACGACGACCCCCCAGCAGGCCAAGAGCATTGCCACGCGCTACGGTGGCGCACCGGCCAACCCGAATCTCAAGACGGACGCGGAGGTGGCCAACATGGGTGCTGCCGCACAGACCAAGGCCGATGCCGACATGGGCACCGCGGCCAACACCGCGCAGAATGAACAGAATCTCGCCGCCGCCGAGACGCGGGGCAACATCGCTGCCGCGGGCACCATGCTCCCGGCTGGCACGACCAACGAGGTGCAGCCTGGTCAGGTAGCCGGTGCCACGGTGCCCGTTGCAGCTCCGACGACCGTTGTCGCCCCCGGTGGCCCAGTGGTCAACCCGAACACGGGCAACACCGCCGCCCAGCAAGCCGAGCAGAACTGGATGGATCGCGGGGGCAGCGTGGCCACCATGCACCGCGCGCAAGTCGCTCAAGGCCGACGCCCTGCCATCGACGCCCGCGCTACACCGGCTTGGCAGGATGCCGGTCAGTCGGCATCGGATCAAATCCGCAGTGGGTTCGGCAGCGGTCCCGGTCAGGAAGGGCACAACCCGTTTCCTGCATCCGACTTCGGCAATGCCGGGAGCGCCGTATGGGCAGCGATGACCGACAAATTCAACCAGTTGAACCAGAGCAAGGCTCGTCTGCGGCAATCGCTTGCCCCGGCATCCGCTCCCACCCCGCAGTTTAGCGCCGGTTCCTCGGCAGAGGATTCCACCGCTTTCGGCAGCTAATTTTTATGCCCTCCCGCGCCCGTATCGTGCCAAGAATGTATCAGGGACTTGGCCGCACTGTCCCCGGCGCGACCTATGGATTCCACAACCCCCAGCAGGACGATCTGCGCGGGGCGCAAGCCCTGGAAGGCGATTACCGGGATGCCTTGGTCCAGGAACACCATGCGGCGGATGAGCGCTACCGGCAGATGCACGCCGAACTGGAGCTGGCCAAGCTGCGCCGCGAACTGGCCCACGACGAGGCCAAGACACAGCGCCGGATCAAGTATGAGGCCATGATGGAGAAGGCGGTGCCGGAGCTTTACGCCATCGACCCCGCCGACCCGCAGGCCGTGCAGAAGCGAGCCCAATTTGCCCAGCGTTGGCCACAGCTTTTTCACAAGGAAAACGATGTCCCCGGCATCACCTCGGAGTTTGAACAGCATACCCGGCTCTCGGGTGAAGCTGAGCGGCAGCGTAATGCGGTCCAAGCGAAGAAGGAAGCGGCGGAACAACGTGCTGCGGATATCAAAGAGCGGATGGAGCAACGTGAGCGCGATAAGCAGGAGGCCGAGGATCGCCGCAAGAAGGATGTGCAGGAGCGCGAAAGCCAGCGCAAACAGGATTTGCGCGAAAATCATCTCGGCTACGCCCGTGGGAAATACGATACTGCTGAAGAGGAGTCCACCATCCTCGGCAAGCGGATCACCGAGAACCAAGGATACATCGACGCTATCAAGGGACAGTTAAAACCAAATGAACAGCCAAGCGTTGACCAGCAAAAGCAGTTGGACCTTTTGGTGAAGAGTCAGGACCAGTTGAAGGCTGAAAAAGCACGGCACGATTCCAAGATGAAAGGGCTCGTAGCTCAGTTTCCGGAGCTGGACCCAGCCTACGTGCCCAAGGAGAAATCCGAAACGGCTACTGCTTCGGGTACCGGCTCACCCGCTGCCATCGACACCGCGCAGCCGGATGTCTCCGCGATCCAGGGTACCACCCCTCTCGCCCGAGGGACGGCCACACCGAGCGGCGAGATGGATTTGAGCGGTTCCACCAATGGCACTGCTACGCCGCCGCCCGAAGCCGGGGATGCGGTGGTGCCGGATACCGGGGGAGAAGACTCCGTGGCGAACTTGTCTAGGGCTACGCCGCCACCCGCCGCTGCGCCTGTTGCCGTTCCGCTGCCCACCGGAGAGGACGCTGTTCCGAATCTCGCTGCGGTCGCACCGGCTGCCGTAGCGCCTGTTGCCGCTGTCCCGCCGCCGCCCGCCGCCGCTGTGCCCCCTGTTGCCGAGCCGCACCCCTACGAGGGCATGCGGGTGAAGCAGAAAAGCACCGGCAAGTATGGTACGTTCAAGAATGGTCAATTTATCTCCGAGGAAGAGGAGCAAAATCAGGATCAGCCAACACCCGAGTAAATGGCCTACGACCTCACCGATTTTGAACCGGAGCAGGCGTCTCCGGTCGCGGTCAAGTCGCCCATCTCGAAATCCCGTCAAGACCTGAGTGATTTCGAGCCGGTGGAGACACCCGCTGAACCGACCGCGGCTGAACCCGCGGAGCAGGCTGCGCAGGCGACAGTTCCTCCTGTGCAACCCGCCATCACCAACGACCCTTTCGCCGCGTTCAATGCCAAGCTGGAAAATTCTCCCGTGGCCAGGATGCCGGAGGTGAACTTGCCCGCGCAGTCCGCTGTCCCGGATGTCACTCGCCCCATTCAGCCGGTGCCGCAGGTAACGCCGGAAGACACGCTGCCGGTGGCCAAGGACGTGCCCAGCCGGGGCGTGTTTGTCAACGAGACGCCGACGCTCATCAGCAATATCCGCGAAGGTAAATTCGAAGACGCGGCGGCACTGGCCAAGGAAAACGCGATGGGTTCCAAACCGATGCGATTCCTCTTCGGGCCCACCGAAGCTCAGAGGATCGCGGAGGCGGTTCCCGTGACCAAGGAGGATGGCATCACCAGCTACGAGTACAAACCGGCCAGCACGGATGCTGTGGAGAAGCTGGGTGCGGTCGGGGCGGCACGTCGTTCCATCGCGTCCCTGGAGCGCGGCATCCCGGTGACGGAGTTGGATCAGAAGGTGGAAAGCGAGATGATGAAGGACGACCCCAGCGACAGCACGTTGAAGTCCATCGGCAAGGGGCTCTATAATGCGGTCCTCAGAACGACCGTGAGCCTTTCCGATCCGACGATGGCTCTTATCCCGGAATCGAAGCTGGTCAGCGGTGCGTTTACGCTCGATATGGCCAACAGCGCCAAGGAACAAATTCAGAAAGGGCTGGAAGCGGACAACCCTCGGGAAGCGGTCGAAGGATTGCTCGGGGGCGTCATCACCTTGGGCATGGCTGGGGTGTCGGGGAGCCATACGCTCAAGCCGACCAAGGCCGACATCATCGAGCACATGGACAAGGTGCCGGATGAACTGTTGCACGAAGCCAACAAAGAACTGAAGTCCAGCGACCCGGATGTGGCCAGCGCGGCGGGGGCCGAGTTGATGAAACGGGCTGCCGACTTTGGTCAAGAGTTGGACGCCACGCTCAAGCGATTGCCTGGCGATGTGCAGGAGAAGGTCAATGGTATTCTGCAGAAACAGCTCCGGGGTGAAGAACTAACCAACAACGAGCGTGCCACGCTGTTGCAGGTGCGGTCCTACGCTTCGCGGCTGCAGCAGGATAAGACCAACGACGAATTTACTTCTGGAACGCCAGCACGAACAGCGCCGACGCAGCAAGTAGCGCCAGCAGAACCAGTAGGAACTGGGGGGCAGTCAGTGAGTCCACGTAATGAACCTGCGCCTGTTGTAGACGCGAGTCAACAAGGCGGCAGTGTAGCGGCGTCTGCCAAGGCTAAAGCGGAGGCAGCGACACAACCGCTGCGGGAAGTCGCAGCAGCCGTCCAAGAGACATTACCGCTCGCCGCTCAAGCAGCCAAGGAACAGGCGGATTTGCTGGCCAAACGGGCGCAGGAGCAGGCTGCGGCTGCAGAATCAACTTCACCGCCGCCCGCCGTCGAACCTCCGGCATCGGGCCAACAGGAACCGCCACTCTCCGGGGAAGAAAGGCCCCCGGCTGCCACGGTCGCTCCTGTCATGGAAGGGGCGGCGGCGAAGCCTGTCACACAGGGCACCAAGATCGTAGGCCCGGTCCTGCAGGTCGATGGTAAAACCTATGCCGAGGGCAAAATTGGGCAGCATCACAAAGACATCGTAGCTGAGGCGATTGACAACTATTTCAAGGCTAACCCGGATGCCGAGGAAGTGCCACGGTTCGATCACCGATTCAAGGACGACCAAGGCAACATCCACGACCGGGAGAGCGGCTGGGAGCTGGCCAAGAGTGCCAACCAGATTCCACCGGAAACGGCGAACGCAGTTGAAGCGCTGGCAAGCTCCAGTGGTGACAGACCGCAGCTTCACGCCGATCACTTGGTTGAAGGAGAATCCAGCTTGACGGAAACAGCAAACAATGGAGAAGCTGCTGGAATGACCAAAAAACCTTTTGAGGTAGATGAATCTCTTGTGATGAACTCACCACACACTGGAGATGACACGATTGTGAATTTTCGAGGAGTCCAAGGAGATAATGCAGTGGTGTGGACCGGGAGAAGTCAGATGATGGTGCCTCTGGAGTGGCTTCGCCGTGAAGGCGAGCCCCTTCAGAAAAAAGAAACCCCTTCTTCACAGGCTCAACTACCTGCTGACGCCCCACATCCATCTACATCTGAGGGCAAAACGGAAGTAGCCGAGAAGGATTTTCCTAAAACAAAAGCAGACATCATTGAGGAACTTCTCGGTCCAGAGCCAAGCTACTTTGAAGGACAGATGAAGCAGAAAGAATCCGCCAAACAATACGCTAAATTTTCCAAACAGGAACTGGCTGAGAGACTACAAAATAAGAGGGATTTTGAGAAAAAAAGTAAGGAATTAAGTCAGCGGATGATGTCCGTCGCTCCAGAGGTTTCTGCGCGCTTGGACGCTGCGGGAGGTAAATGGCGTGCAGAGGCCAACCAGATCGCAGAAGAACATGGTTTTGGTGAACGGTGGAGAGGGATGACCGACAACTCACGGGGGGAGGAAGCTGCTCGTCTTTCCAGTTTTTTGGCCGATTACGGATTTGATAAGCTGAAAAAGGAGCCTCCTGATGAACCTGTATCTTCGAAAGAGCCGATTACCGTGGAACGACCAGTGGTTGCACCGAATGAGCCTGTGGAGCGGCCACCGGCTGCGGATGCCGCTGCGACCGAGGCTTCCGTGGCGAAAGGCTCCCTTCTCGATAAATTAGAGTCCCTGCTGACCGAAGAGGAGCCGCCCGCCGCCGCGAAGGAAGCTCCGCAATCCCCCGCACAGAAGCGGGTGGCCGATATTCAGCGGGACATCGAAAATAACGCGGGTGCCGAGCCCGCATGGCTGCGGCGGCGTAAAAAAGACCTCAAAGAAGCCCAAAAAGCGCTGTCTGAGGAGAAAACGGCTGCTCCGGTGACGGACGAAACCACGCCCGAATCTGCTTCTGTGGATCCAGAAAAACGCGAAATTTGGCAGAAAACACGCGCAGAAGTGGAGAAAGAAGGCGGTTCCAAGGCACGTCACCGCTTGGAAGTGCGGGAAGCGGTCAAACGGGGCGAAGATGTGCCTTTGGAGACGCTGGAGGACTATTCCGGCTCCAACTGGGCTGACAAAATGCGCCGGGAAAAGTATGGCGAAAAAGTCAGTGACACCCTATTCGAACGCATCCTTGAATCTTTGAAGGATGAGAGTGGAAATCTTCATTTTGACCCGCTGTTCATCAAGAGCGTGGGCAAACCGGCGTTGCGCGGAGCGGTCAAGATCATCCGCGAAGGTGTGGAAGCCGGTAAATTGGCCAAGGATTTGATGGAGGATGTCGTTGCCTACATCAAAAAAAACTCACCCGACGCCGATGAAGCTAAGGCCCGTGAATTTTTCCAGCCGGTGATTGATGAAGTGCTGGGCGAAAAACCCGCACCGACTGAAGAAGCTGCACCCGCCGCCGAGTCGCCTACACCTCCTGCCGAACCGCCGACGCAGACCGAACCCCGCATGGTGGATGAGGGTGGACGCAGGCTCACCTCGACCAAGAATGAGATTGTCGATCAGGAACGCCAGCGCCGCGGAGAACCGCCGATCCTGTCCGAAGCGAAAAAGTCTCTTGGTAATACGTGGGATGAGGCGATGGACGAGTTTGCCAAAAACCCGGACGCTGGCACATCGCTGGTCGATGACCTGAACAAAAATCCTCGCGCCATCACGGCGAAAGAGGAAGCAATTTTGCTGCGGGAAAAGGTGGACGTGATGAACGATTTGACCAAGGCCACGGAAATGGCGTTGAACGCGAGCGCTGATCCGGCAGATCGGGTGGAAGCGCGCGTGCGCAGTGCCGTGCTGATGGATCAGCTCAACAGCATCGACGAGGCCACACGTAAAGCGGGCACCGAGTGGGGCCGCACCGGACGTTTCCGTCAAATGCTCGCCGCCGAGGACTATTCGTTATCCCGCATGCTGCAGAAATCGGAGCTGGCCAAGCAGCGTCCGCTGACACCCGAGGAACAGGCTCAAGTCCAGAAAATGAGCGAGCGTATTGCATCGCTGGAAAAGCAGCTTGCCGATTACGAGGCGAATCACGCTCAGGAAATCGAGCATATTCGTAACGAGGAAGCGGACAAGGCCATCCAACGGATGGTGTCCAAGCCCGAGACTCCCGCAGACGCCTACACCCGTGGTGTCCTTGAAAAGATTCAGGTAGGGTTGAAGAGTCAGGCGGATAAAGCCCGCGCTCGTATTCGCGCACGCCTTGGAAAAGCGTCCGCAGGTGTTGACCCCACCGTGATTTACGACGTAGCCGTGATTGGAGCTGAGAAGCTATTTAGCACTGGGTTGGATTTCGCTCGTTGGGGGTCGGAGATGCTCTCGGATTTAGGCGAGTCGATGAAGGAGTATCTGACCGAAGATACTTTCAAAAAATCGCAGGAGATTAACGACAAGGCGATTGCGAAAGGTGCCCCGAAATCCGTCCGGGAGAAGATCAAACCCAAGGCTCCGAAGACACCCAAAACCGACGAGGAACAGCGTCAGAACACCGTCAACCGCATCGCGGAGAAGCGGAAGAACGGTGCGCGCGAAGCCATCGGCGGTTCCATCCAACAGCTTGCCGAAAGTTTCGTGCGCAGCGGCATCCATGAGCGGGAACCACTGATCGACGTCGTGCATGCGGCGGTGAAAGAAGCACTGCCCGAGGCAAGCCGCAAGGACATCCGGGATGCCATCAGCGGCTACGGTGATTACAAGGAATTAAGCAAGGATGAAGCCAAAGTGATTCTGCGCGATCTGAAAGGTCAGATGCAACAGGTGTCAAAACTGGAGGACATGCTCAAGACAGGCAAACTCCCTGCGCGCACCGGCATCGAACGGCGCACCCAGAGCGCGGAAGAACGGCAGTTGCTTAAGGAGGTTAACAAAGTCAAAAAGGAATTGGGGTTGGAGTCCACCGACCCTACCCAGCTCAAGGGCGCGCTCGACGCGGCCAAGACCCGAACCCGCAATCGCATTGAAGATTTGCAGCGCGCCATCGAGAAAAAGGAGAAAATTCCCAAGGCTGAGTCTGCTTTGAAAGAGGATGCGGAGCTGCGTGATTTGAAAGCCCGGAAAGACGCAGTGCAGAAAGAGTATGACGCTATGTTCGGTAAAGCCAAGCCGACCGCGGAAGAGATTGCCGCTGACAAAGCGCAGCAGGCGGTAGATCGGGCTGCCGCCGCGCTGGACCGGCAACAGCGCATCAACAGTGGGGAGCTTAAACCGGAGGCTAATGAGCGGGCGCAGCCGTTGAGCGCGCTGGAGAAGGAACTCCGCGACCGCACGGAAGAACTGCGCGCGGCCAAGCGCAAGGCAGATGCTTACAAGAGCCCGGAGTCCCTCGCCGCCGAGAAAGCGCAGAAGGGCGTGGACGCCGCCGCAGCCGCCGTGGATCGCTGGGACCAGATTTTGAAGGGCGAACTGGAGCGCACTCCGGGCGCACCGAAGGAGCCGCTGTCCAATCTGGAGGAGGAACTGCGCGCCCAGGCCGACGCCATGCGCAAGGCGGCGGATGAGCTGCGCCGCCAACCGAAGTCGGAGGATGCCAAACGTACGGCGGCGGAAGATGCCCAGATCAAGGCTTTGGAGAAATCCGTGGCCGAGTATGAGCGGCGTATCAAGGAGATGGATTTTTCATTCAAGGGCGCGAACCAAGGACGACCCGAGGTGGAGCGCGTAGCCAAGGTGCGTGCCGCCCGCGACGCGGCGAAAAAGGCTTACGAGGACTTGAAGAAGGCTCAGACGCCGCAGAAAACGCCGGAGGAAATTGCTTTGGCTGCTTACAAAGCACGTACGAAGTCTCGTATCGACGAGTTGAATGATCGGACCAAGCGCGGGGATTTTTCCAAGAAAGTGCGCAAGCCTGTGGAGCTGGACGCCGAGGGCGTGAAGCTCCGCGCGGAAGCGGCTCGGGCCAAGTTGGAGTTTGATCGTGCGGTCTACAAGGACAAACAGAAGAACATGCCCACGTCGGAGCGGATTCTCGATTACATCCCGAAGATCGCCCGAGCGAACCTGCTCTCCAATCCTGTCACATTGGCTAAGCTCACCGCCGCGGCAATGTGGCGGTTGGGGGCGAGTCCGTTTGAAGAAGCGATTGGGGGTGCTCTCGGCAAATTGCCTTACGTCAGCGAAATTGCTGCCCGCGCGCCACGCGAAGGTGGGTTCAACACCAAAGCCGAGGCCAAGGCGTTGACCGATGCGTGGATGAAAGGGATGAAGGATGCCAAGGATAAACTGCTCAAGGGAGAGACGGACTTGGATGTGACCGGAGAAAAGCGCAGCGTCATCCCTCATCACTGGTTGGATGTCTTCGGCAATATGCACGGTGCTTTGAAAGCCCCGGTGGTTCGCGCCGAGTTCGCCCGGTCCTTTGAAAAGCGCACGGCCCATGCCGCGGCCAACGGGGTGGACATCACCGATCCTGCGGTGCAAGTTCGCATCGGATTGGAAGCCTACCGCGATTCGCAGCGCGCTATTTTTCAGAACGACAATCGCGTGGTGCAGATTTGGAATACGGCGATGCGCGGACTGGAGCAGCCATCAAAGACGACGGGGCGTGTTTCACTGGGAAATAAAGCGCTCCAGGCTGTCGCCAAGACCATCTTCCCCATCGTAAAGATTCCTACCAATATCGTTGCGGAAGCCTTTCAGTATTCGCTCGGGTCACTGTCGTCGTTGGGGAGATTAGGCGAAATCGCTTGGAGAGGTATGAAGGAGAACGAAAGACAAACTGGAGCAAAACAGCTTGGGAAAGCTTTTGCTGAAGGGATCAAAACTCTCAAACCCGAAGAGGCTGACCTCATCATGCGGGAGATGAAAAAAGGCGCGTTCGGTTTCGCCGTAATGCTGCTCGGTTTTCTCGCGTCTCAGTCGGTCGGCGGTTTTTACCAGCCAGGGCAGCGCCGAAAAGAGGACGACGTGAAACCCGGTACAGTCCGAATCGGTAACATTGACATTCCGTCGTACCTCCTGCATAACCCGATGGTTGACCAGCTTCAAGTGGGGGCCACGATTGGCCGTGTGGCCAACTCCCGGCTGCGCAAGAAGGATCGCGAGACGCAGGGGTATCCTGCAGGTGCCGTTGCCGCCGCCCTTGGACTGATCGAAGAGGTTCCCTTCGCCACGGGTGCCGAGCAACTGCACAAGGTCTTCACTCCGAATGAGCGTGCCGAATACTTTGGGGAGCTGGCACGTTCCCGTGTCGAGCCTCAGTTCATCCAGTGGATGGCCCAGCAGGGCGACCGTGCATCCTATCTGCCGCCATCGGAGATTCGTCAGCGCAAGCCGGAAAGCTTGAAGGAAGAGATGGAGATGGGTATTCCGGGGCTGCGGCAGAACGTGCCGCTCAAACGAAAAAGATCATGGCGCTAATTCCTCGCACGGCTCTGGTGATAGATCATGGGCTTTTCCAGCCGTTGGCCCATGCTCTTACTCGCTACTACGAGAAGGTGCTCTATTTTCGCCCGTGGGTGAGCAGCTTTTCTCACCCGGATTCGTTCTACATCGGGACAGGCTATGACTCGTTCGAGAGGATCGAGGAAGTGGAGCCCTACTTCGACGACAAGTTGGTGACGTGGGTGTTCCCGGATTTACATTTCCCAGGGCTTCAGAAATGGCTGCGCGATCAGGGGCGGCAGGTGTGGGGCGCAGGAGATGGAGAAAAGCTGGAGCTGGACCGCGGCGAGACAAAAGAGCTGATGGAGTCCATCGGCCTTCCGGTCAAACCGTGGGCGTGTGTGGTCGGCATGATGGAACTTCGTGAGCTTTTGAAGACGCACGAAGATGTTTTTGTCAAGGTGAGTAAACTGCGCGGGCTCACCGAGACTTTTTGTTCCCCGTCTTACGATCTGGTAAAGCCCAAGCTCGACGCCATCCAAGCAGACCTTGGCGGGCGTGCCGAAGTGCAGGAGTTCATCGTGGAGTCCCCGGTGCCGGACGCCACGGAGGTAGGGTATGATGGATATTTTGTAGGGGGATTTCCACAAACCGCGCTTTACGGGATTGAGGTGAAGGACTGTTGCTACGCGGGTCGAGTGAAGCCATACGCCTCGCTCCCGAAAGAAGTGTTGGAGGTGAACCGTAAGCTGGCCCCAGTGATGAAGAAACTCGGTTATCGAGGATTTTTCTCGACGGAGATTCGCGTGGGCAAAGACAAAAAGCCCTACCTGATTGACCTGACCTGTCGCCACGCGTCACCCGCGGGTGAGTCTATTTTGGAGGTATCCGAGAATCTTGGTGACATCATCGAAAGTGGGTCGAAAAGCAAGTTGGTGGACATGAAACCCGCAGGGAAGTTCGTCTGCCAAACCATGCTCTGCTCCGATTTCGTCAAAAGCCACTGGCTGCCCATCGAAATCCCCAAAGAGATTCGTCAGCACGTCCACCTCTACCATTCGTGCATGGTGGAGGGCGTAGAATACGTGGTGCCCATTGATGAAGACATGCCGCAGCTCGGCAGCGTGACAGCGTGTGCAGCCACACCGGAAGAAGCTTCGAAGCTTTGTCAGAAATACGTCGGAGAAATCAAGGCATTCGGGCTCAAGGACAACTCGGATAAACTGGAGCAGGCCATCGTGGACTTGCAGAAAGCGTGAACATTATTGGCTACACAGTTCCGAAGGAGGATGTGCGCTGCGCGCAAGTGGGTGACTGGTCCTATGGGGACAAAACCATCGAAGTCAAGGCGGCTATTTTAGGTGACTGGCGTTATGAGTTGCTCGTGCAAGTCCATGAGTTGGTGGAGGCGGCGCTGTGCAAACATCGAGGCATCACGGACGAGCAAGTGACTGCGTTCGATGCGAAATTTGAAGCGGAGCGGGAGAACGGTCTGCACTCACCTGAAGCAGAAGATGGGGATGATCCGCGCGCTCCCTACCGTAAGGAGCATTTCACAGCCACCAACATCGAACGGCAACTCGCAGCCGAGCTTGACGTGGACTGGGCGGAATACGAAAAAGCGATTGACTCAGTATACGCGACTCGCGTATAGGTGGGAGAATGAAAACCAAAAATAGCTCGAAGGGGGCAAAATCAAAATCTACAAAAAAGCATGCTGGGGTGAAGCCGACGCTCGTGGCGTTCCTCTTGGATCGAACAGGTTCAATGAGTGCGTGCTGTGACGAGACCATCAGCGGTTTCAACGGGTACATCGACTCTCTTTTGGAGAAAAAAGAAAGTAAGGGGATGCGTTTTACTCTCACGCAGTTTGATTCCCAAGGTATCGACGTTCTGCACAATTGCGTGACCTTGGAGAAGGTAGACAAACTTAATTCAGACACATATCGCCCACGCGCTATGACGCCGCTCTACGATGCTATCGGGAAAACGATCCGAGCCACCGAGGCAGAGGCGAAAGGGAAATACAACGTCCTTTTTGTGACCCTCACGGATGGCGCTGAAAATGCGTCAACCGAGTGGAACTCTGAGAGTGTGAAGTCGCTTATCAAGGAAAAGGAGGATAAGGACCACTGGACGTTTGCATATATCGGCGTCGGTTTGAACGGCTTCGCAGCTACCCAAGCAGTGTCCAAGGGCACGGCTGGGCACAGCAACGTGCTTCAGTCCGATCACAAAGATACGAAGGCAGCATATACCCGAATGGCCACAGCGACGGTTCATTATATGGCTTGTGTCGGACCTTCTGGCCCGTGCGGTCCCAAGGGTAAACCAGGTCCAGTTGCAAAACTCTGGGATGGGAAATCGTAAATACAGTGAGCAACTTAAACAGTGGCGTGGTAACCGACCACAATCGGTTGCTGCGAACCTGCTGGACGTTTCTTTGCGGACATACCAGAACTGGGAGCAGGGAAGAAACGAACCACCGACATTGGTGCGAGACAGCATTTTTTCCTGCATGAAAAGAATCGAGACCACGAGTCAATATGCTAAAACTGGCAAATCCATTTGAAACACCCCCAGGCTATTTCCGTTTTCCGCGGCACGTCGATCAGCCGATAACGGAAAAAAACCTCATCTATGGTGGTGACATCGTGGACCTCGTGTCGAAGGTCGCGGAGTTTCGCATCGCCAACGGTATGCCCATCGGTGGGTTGGAAGCGGAGGTGCAGGATTGGTTGTGTCGGAATGCCGGTGCCGCCTGCAAACCCGCGGCACCTGCTAGACTGGATCAAACAGTAAAGATCAGCGGTATTGCAGTATTGCGCTTTTTGAACGCGATGGCTGCATGGGTGGTCAACGGTGGCACTGTGGAGCAGGAGGAAGCCGAACGTCGCGCCGAAACTTGTTCAGGCTGCCGTTTCAATCGCCACGTCGAGGATGCTGCGTGCCTGGGCTGCGCAGGGGTGGCAGCAAAGGTGATGCAGATTATTGGTAATAGGCACACAAGGGTTGACGATTCTCTAAAGTTCTGTGGATTTTGCGGATGTTCTCTACTCGTCGTCCCCTTCGTGCCTCTTGACATCCTCAACCGCTCCCACGCCAATTCCGATTTTCCCGATGACACCGGGCAAGTGGACAAAGACGGCAACCTCATTCCGTGCTGGAGGAAAGCAGGCGCATGAAAAAGCCCACCGACCCAGCGCGGCAGCCACCCTCCAGCATCGAGAACCCGGAGAAGCACAACGCTTACATGATGTTCCTTTCGGGTTGGTCGGCGGAAGAAATTGCCGAGCGCTGCGAACTCTCTTTCGACATGGTGCGCCAGTGGGTGACGCGCGGAGAATGGGTGCAACATCGCAAACAGTTGAACGAGCTGCACACGGAGAAAAATCCCGTGCTGCAACAACCCATACCGAAAGCCGTGGCCAACGCGCGCAAGGGCGAGCTGAAGCAGAGATTCGTGGAGACGATGGGCGAAATTGCCGCAGAGGACGTGAGCCACTGGAAAGACCTTGATCCGCAGGAACGTCTCGCTGTTGCCACGGACATCGTGGCTCTCGCCGGTCATCACCGCAAGACGTTCGATCTGGACAAGGAAGACACGGCGCAAGAGAAGGGCCACATCAGTTTGACCTTCTTGACGCAGAGCAGTCAGCCAGGATTCGTGAAGCTCTTGGAGCCGGAGAAGGTGAAGGAAATTGAGGAGCAGCCGCCTCAACCGCCACCCAAGAAAGTTTACACTCTCGACGACTTTTAGAAAATAATCGTTGACGACGTAAAACGGGACGGGTAGACCGTAGCGCATGACCGTTTACACCGCCTTCCGCTGCCCGAGCGATTTGCTCAAGGCAATCAAGGCGAAGGCCAAGACCCAGCGCCGCTCGTTGAGCAACTACATCGTCTGCATCATCGAGAAGGAAGTGAAGAAAGAAAAAACCCAAAAATGAAATCCTATTTCGTCTTCGACGTTGAGTCTATCGGTCTACACGGCGAGGGTTTTGCGGTGGCTGGGGGCGTCTATCTTGAGAACGGTGCTGCGCAGTGGGAATTTTGTTTTGCGAGTCCAACAGATCAAGCTGAAGGGGAGGACTCGGATCGCCACTGGGTAAAAGACAATGTGCCTATGATGGAGGAGACGCACCGCTCTCTCAGAAAAATGCGTGATGCTTTTTGGGGTGAATGGGTGAGGGCGAAAAAAGACGGAGCCATTATGGCCGCGGAGTGCCCTTGGCCGGTAGAAGCGGGATTTTTGTCTCAGTGCATAGCGGATGATGTCGATGCCCGGAAGTGGGACGGCCCATATCCCTTCATGGAGATTGCCAGTTTTCTTGCGGCTGCGGGGATGGACCCGATGGCGACCTACCCAAGAACACCCTCGGAGCAACCAGCTCATCACCCGCTCAAGGATGCACGCCAGTCGGCACGGCTTCTTTCTGAGGCGCTTGCGAGGATTCGCATCGCCGAAGAAAACGAAAAAGACCAGCCTTTGGTATGCCGGGTAGAAGGCGATCAACTCGTGGCTCGGATTGGCATTGATGTTTTGGCTTTTGCTTCTCGCCCTGAAAATGGCGGGAAACTGGAAGACTGCGATGTTGAGTCCGGGAGAGAGCGTGAGTTTGCAAAGGACGTGGCCAACGAGATGATGCGTGATTTCGGGGAAGGCCCATTCCCATTTCCAGATTTTTTAGATGACATGATTGTCGCGGCATCCGACCACGGCAGTGCCGCCCTGAAGTGGAAGAAAAACTGATTATGCCCCACCGACCACCCAACGGATCATCTGACCGCGAGCTGAACGGCAACGTCCATCAGTCGATGCGGATTGGTGAGCGCAAGCGTGACCCTCTCGCTCCGAAGAAGCACAACATCGTCATCGAGACGGAGCCGGGAAAGTATTCCATCATCGGCCAGTCGGAAGAACCTTTGGAAATGCTCCGGCTTCAGTACCAAGCGAGACATGCCATCGCGCACCAAGATGTCAAGATGGCGATTGTCGATGAGGATAGCGTGATCGAGCAGCACTGGGACGACTATCGGCCCGCGGCGTTTCAAGACCCCGATACGCCCATCACGCCGGAGAACCAGGCTGTGCGTGATCGTTGGGTGCAGAACATCATTCAGTGGCTCCTGCCGCCCACCATCGCCGCGAAGCTCGGTCAGCCGGGGGCCAACGAGGAAGCTCAAAAAGCTTTGGCTGAGATGAAGGTGGAGATTTCGGTCAGCCCCACGGGATGTGGTGTGCTGATGTTCCGTGATGGGGAGCCCTTCGCTGCTTGGTGCTGCACGCAATGAGCACGACTATCTTTATCCGCTCCTACCGTGCTGACCGTTTTTGGCTCGAATACTGCCTCCGGTCGCTGGAGAAGTTCGCCAAGGGATTTGACGAAATCGTAGTGTCGCTGCCTGTCGGTGACGAACCTCATTTCGATCAATACAATTTCCGTGGAGCCAAGGGTATTTGGTATCACGATCCGAAGTGCAGCGGCTACGTTTCGCAGCAGATAAATAAGATCGAAGCGGATCACTATTGTTCTGCGGATTACATCCTTTTCCTCGACAGCGATTGCTTCATTGAAAGCGAGCTTCGACCGGAGATGTTCTTCTCCGCAGGTAAGCCCATCATGCTCTTACGCCACTGGGACTCCTTGACCGGCGACGTGAAGCAATGGAAGGATATTACGGAGGGCATCGTGGGATTCACGCCCATGTTCGAAGCGATGGCGTGTCCTGGATTGATCTACAATCGAGTCACGCTGCAACGACTTCGCGCTCATATCGAGCACACTCACAAAAAGAGCATCCGTGAATACGCTCTGACGATTCAGGCCGACCGCATGAGTGAGTTCAATGCTCTCGGCGCTATCGCTCACCGCTTCCAGCCTTTCCTCTACGACTTCCGTATTGCTGCTCCAGCCGATGACGGATTTCCTCGGAACATCCGGCAGCAGTGGAGCTACAAAGAGGGTGGTGTCCAGAATCATCTGGATGAATATGAGAGGATTTTGGCCCGATGAACCACATCACGCTGACCATTCACACTTTCCCCGACGCCAACCCCACGGTTCGTCGCCACTGGCCCTACTACGAGAAGGCGGGTGCGGACAAGATCATTCTCATCACGACGAACGATGGCGGGTGTGAAGTGCCTCCCGGCGTTACGCATGAGATGATCGGTCCATCGCTCTATATCAGGGGCCGTCATTTACCCTCCCGCTTGCTTCGCACTTTCGAGCATCTCATCTCTTTCACCAAGAGCGACTGGTTTGCCGTGGCCGAGTACGACACGCTCTGGTTCAAGCCAATTCCTCGTGATCTGCCCCTCGGTCTGACCAGCCACCTCGCGGGCGGCAAGATGCCAGGATCGCATTGCAATTTCTTCTGCCACAACCCTTGGATCGTTGACCGCGATACTGCCTGCAAGATCGTTGACACAGGCAACGAGATTCTGCACAGCGGCAACTTCGATCCCAGCCCGGATTTGTTCATCGGCCATGTCGCGGAAGTAGCGGGTATCAAGGTCCACACTGACATCCTGAAAAGTTACTCACGCAACACGATTCACGCTCCGTGGGATGACGAAGCTCTGGCTGCGATCCGCGCTGGGGCGGTGTGCGTGCATGGCGTGAAAACTCCCGATGTTTTTCAGAAATTAACTGCTCTATGAATATCGTTCGACATGATAGAGAGTGCTTGATTTGTGAAGCACTCGTTCGCGAAATCGGAAGGGCGCAACGCTGGAGCGCGATTGAGGAAGCGTGGTCTGCGCTGCTTCACGTTCGACAGATGGGAGAAAATCTGAGACAGGAAGAGGAAAATATCAATTGTGTGGCTGGTGGGTACCAATCGCCGACGACAGGAAAAACTGAGTTATGAGCCACACCTTCAAACAGATCGCCTCTACGGACCACTTCGGTCCTTGGCACAGCAATTACATGGAGTTCTACGAGCGCCTGTTCCGTAGCGTCGATCACGGCTCCGTCTTGGAAATAGGCTGTGATGGTGGAGGGGGAATCCTGAGCTACGCGGAGTGGTTCTCGCGTCAAGCGGGCATCATGCTGCCGCGACAACTCATCTCCTGCGACATCTCGCCGCGCCCCGAATCACTGGATGCCAACAAGCAGATCACCCACTACCAGGGTAATGCTTACGATGGCGACTTCATCCGAGACGTGATTGAAAAGCATGGTCCTTACGCCGTGATGGTGGAGGACGGTCCACACACCCTTGGTTCACAGCAGTTTTTCGTGCAGCACTATCCGCCCATGCTGACAAAGAACGGCATTGCCATCGTGGAAGACATCCAGCACCCCGAGCACATCACAGAGCTTTACCGCCGACTGCCGGAGGGGTTCGTGGGGTATGCTGTGGACTTGCGCCTAGCGGATTCGCGCTACGATAGTTTGCTCTTTGTCATCCATCGCAAATGAATTTAGTGCTCGAACGATCAGATTCCTTCTCTCTGGATCACGTCCCGATGTGGAGGATCACACCTCCTAAGTGGAGTAAGCTCATTTGGGGTCCATTTTGTTACTCTAAACGAGCTGCGTATCGAGCATGGCTGGCGGCTTGCATTGGGGACGATGCTAAGATGTATCAAGCGGCAAATTCGGATATCCCGAAGGCACTTCACAAATGACCCTTCTTTGGAACAAAGCTGGTGATCGGTTTCAGATGTCCACGGGAAATATGTGGATAAGCGTGGCTATCCGAAAACTTGCTTCGGATTCTCCGTTGATCGGAAACATAGATGACTGGTACGGTGTGCCTAAAAACGATCCTTTTAGGTGGCGCGAAGGTGGGTGTGAGCACCTTGAAGATTTTTGCGTTTTGTGGGATACGCGCGTCACTTCAATTTTACCGGAGCTTGCTGGTTTCCCATGAACTACTTCAGCGGCCCATCGCACCTCGGTGACGCAACGTGGACACTCCACGCATTGCGCAAGATCGGTGGTGGGCACCACTTCTACACGCCGGAGGAATACCACTGGCAGCTTCGTGACTTGATCGCGGGCACCATGATTACGCTGCACCCACACGAGAACATCCCGGAGGATGCCAAGTGCTCGTGGATCGGTTGCCAGCGCTTCCAGAATCAAGGTGTGGTGTGGAGCAATGGCCCGGATGTGGTGGACTTCCTGATGCGTTGGAACAACTGCATGTGCCGCGAGAATGGCGTCGAGCCGCGTTTCAATGATCGTTGGTCGATGCTGGCTGACTGGCCCGCAATTCAGATACCTGCCGATGATGGTGGTGGCTTTGACGTGCTGGTTGTCAACTGTCCTCCACGCTCTGGCCAGTGCCTACGCTGGGATCAGGGGGAGATGGACGAACTGATTCAGGAGATTGGCAAGAGATATGACACGGTTGTAACGAACCCTACCACGGCAACGAGTGTTCGGCAGATTACCCGTTCCCTCTCCCAGATCGGGAATCTCCATCTCCAAGCGCAGTTCACTGTGGCCATCGCGAGCGGGGCGCACTGGGGCTGTCACTCGGTGTGGTCGCAGGAGAAACCCCTTTATCTTTTCTTGGACGATCCACTGCGACTTGATTACGGGCGGCAGATTCCGCATCACGGCCTTGTGAGCGGAATGCGGCAACAACTTATTTCGGAGGGATGGTTATGAACGGAAAAATGCCACAAGCAAAAAGCGTTTCGATATGCCTTTACGACTTGATGGAAAACCACAACAAGTGTTTGGGCGAGGCTATGACTAAATTGTCGGAATTGTCCGGGGTGAGGATCGTCTACAGCAATGTCCGAAGTGACGACGTAAATCCTGACAGGATGATTGGGACGTTCACCATATTTTCTGATGACTTATAAGGAACATCTCACCGCCGCCATGACCCAGCTCGCACAAGACGAGCGAGTGTGTTTCGTCGGCTACAATGTCAAGTATGGCCGTGCTGCTGGGACGCTGAAAGACGTGAACGAATCACAACTGATGGAAATGCCACTCGCCGAGAATTTGATGATGGGTGCAGCCATCGGTATGTCGCTGGATGGGCGAATCCCAGTGGTCTATTTCGAGAGGATGGATTTCGTCCTATGTGCATTGGATTCCATTGTCAATCACTTGGCAAAGTTGAAGGAACTCAGTGAAGGTATTCACCATCCAGCGTGCATCATTCGCTGCGTTGTCGGCAACTCAGTGTCGCCGTTGTTCACGGGTGCGACCCATACCCAAAACTTTTCCAAGGCAATGCGTGAAATGGTGTCCTTCCCGGTGAAGGAGCTTCACGTCAAAGGCCAGATCGCGACGGAGTATGCGGCTGCCTATCGCAGCGCGAAAGCGGGGATTTCGACGATGCTAATTGATATGAAAGACTCGTGGGACACATGATTGCAGCCCTGATGACCGCAGTGAACGCACCTCTTCGAATTTGCGAGGTGGACACCCTGCCGCTGGAATATGGCCAGGTGCGCGTCAAGTTGATTGCCAGCGGCATCTGCGGCGCACAGCTTCAGGAGTTACGTGGTGAGAAGACCGCGCCCCTGCCACGTCTCATTGGCCATGAGGGCGTTGGCGAAGTGCTGGAATGCGGTCCTCACGTCTCTACAGTCAAGCGTGGTGACAAGGTGGTGCTGCATTGGAGAAAAGGTGCAGGGATTGAAAGTGACTTCCCCAAATACCGATACAACGGTCAGACCTTTAGCAGTGGTAAGGTGACGACCTTCGCCAGCGAAGTCGTGGTTTCGGAGAATCGCTGCACCGAGGTGCCCAAGGACACGAACGACAAGCTTTGCGCGCTGCTCGGCTGCGGCTTGTCTACAGCCCTCGGCACCATCGAGCACGAGGTGAACCTTCTGATGGGGCAGACCGTGCTCATCATCGGCTGCGGTGGGCTGGGTATGAATCTGATTTTCGCAGCTAAGCTGCGCCACGCATCAGCCATCGCTGTGATTGACGTGGGGGAGAGCAAAAGCGCTCTCGCTCGGATGCTCGGAGCCACTCGCTTCAGCACGGAATTGAGCAGCGTCGCCGAACAGTTTGACGTGGTGATCGACACCACAGGCAACACGGAAGCGCAGGAGCAGGGTATCCAGCGCGTCGCGGATTCTGGCAAGTTCATCATGGTGGGCCAACCTCAATCTGATGTGCGGATCATCGGGGCGCGTCACCTGTTCGGTGGTGAAGGCAAAACAATTAAAGCGACCCAGGGTGGCGGTTTTCGACCGGAGCACGATATCCCGAGATACATGGCTATGAATGTGTCAGGCATGCTCAACCCGGTCGGCATCGTCTCGCACAAATTTCGTCTGGAAGAAATCAACGAAGCCATCGAAAAAGTGAAGCGCGGCGAAGCTGGCCGCGTGCTGATTGTACCATGAATACCTGTGACACATGCAAGTGGTGGAGTGAAGATGAGGTTTTTCCATCTAAGCGAAAGATGTGTTCGAACCCAAAGATGATCCCTCCGTATAGGGATGGCCCCGATGAAGATGGCTGGACAGTTGACCTTTCTTTTTACGCCATGTTTACCGGCCCGAAATTCGGTTGTATTCACCACGAACCGAAATGACTTCTGAACAACTGACAGCCACGGAAGACGAAATTGCTGCACTCTGGAACGCCGGAGAGCTGCCCTACCTCACCCACCTCGAAGGCAGCAAGGATGGCAAATATGAGCGGTTCATGTGCGACTTTTTCCACTCCAGCGTCAGGCCGACTGATTGGGTTGTTGCCAGCCACCGCTGCCACTTCGCCTACACGCTGCACGGTGGCATTGATTTGGTGGAGCAGGTGAAGCGCGGACGCAGCATGTTTCTCTACCGCGAGAAGTTTCTCAACAGTGCTATCGTGGCCGGGGTTGCCCCGATTGCCGTTGGCATGGCGCTGTCCATTCAACAGCGGGGTGGCAGTGAGCGCGTCTTCGCATTTGGTGGAGACGGTTGCGAGGATCACGGGCATTGGATGGAGTCGGTGGTCTACTCGTGGCAGAAAAATTTGCCCCTCACTTGGGTCATCACGGACAACGACTCCTCGTGTGGCGTGAGCAAAGAGAAGCGCCGTGGAAGCAGCCTGGACATACCATGGCCACCGAACGTGATCCGTGTGCAGTATGAACCAAAATACCCTCACGCTGGAAGCGGAGTGCCGATGACCCTCAAACGGAAGGAGCCAAGACTGTGAGAACACCACCAGAGATTAGGTTTTGGCGGTTTGTAAATAAGGAATATCCTCCACCACTACACTGTCCTGAAATTGGAAACTGCTGGATGTGGACAGGAGGTACGATCGGGTTAGGGTATGCAGGATTTAACATTGGGGGAGATAAACGAATTGTCGCGCACCGTTTTAGTTATAAAATGCACTTTGGTGAAATACCTGTCGGCATGGATATTTGTCACAAGTGCGACAACCCAAAATGCGTCCGACCAGATCATTTATTTCCGGGGACCGCTAAAGACAATGTAAGGGACTGCATGTCTAAGAAACGAATGAAGTTTCAGAAGAGCCCAGAAGTATTCCTACAGGGGGTAAAAATGATTAGAAAGTTCACGGATACACAAGTATTTAAGATAAGGCGGTTGAGGGCGAGACACTCCGTTCCGTGTTCTAGAATTTCAAAATGGCTAAAGGTGAACGAAGAGACGATCAGGCTAATGACTATTGGTGCAACCTATAAGCATGCTCCATTTCCATGAGTAAATTCTATTCAGAGTATGGAGAGGATCGCTGGATTGCCGAAAACGTTGTATTGCCAGAGAAATCATTCTACCTTGACCTCGGGTGCGCCTGGCCCTTCCTCAATTCGAATACAGCGTTTCTCCGCGACCGGGGGTGGGACGGCGCGAACATCGACGGTAACGCTTCCTACGAGCCGAACTGGAGCGGTGTTGGCACGTTCACGAATTGCGTGATCGGGGATGGTAGGGTAGCTCGTTTTATTACTGAAGGGGTACCCGAGTTGAGTCGTATCGCGCCTGCTCCTGCGCTACCCAGCGAGATCGTCAAAACGCGTAGACTTGATGAATTGCTCGAATACTCGCCGCGCGTCGATTTCATCAGCGTAGATTTAGAGGGTGGAGAGTATGACGCACTACAGACTTTCGACTGGGAAAAAAATCGCCCAGTCTGTATTGTCGCTGAATATGCTACGTGGCACCCTGATGGTGTCGTAGAGGACTTCCGGGTGAAGGAGATGCTGGAGGCGATGGGTTATCGTGAGCGCTACCGGACCAAAGCGAACCTGATTTTCACACTGTGATCTGCGTCTTCTCATTCTGCGATACCGACCGTGCGATGGCACTTGAGCTTGCGCGCCACATCGAATGCCTTGGCGGTGTCAAGACTCACAAGTGCATTCTGCTCAATCCGACCGGCACCAAATCCGCTGACATCGCCGCACACCTGCAAGACTCGTTCGGGGTCTTTAAGCACGTAGAATATAAACCCCTGTTGAACGGGTGGCCGGATGGCCCCAACCAGTGTTTCGCGGTCGCCGCGGAAACTGTGTTCGCCTCCGGCTGGAAAGAGCCGTGGCTCTGGATGGAAGCCGATTGCGTCGTGACCCACCCCCAATGGCTGGACCAGATTGAAGGCGAGCATCGCTACTGCGGACAACCCATTCTTGGGGCGTTCGAGAACACCTTTGGGTTGGACGGCAAAGTGGTCAGTCAACACGTCACGGGAGTAGCCGTCTATCCGTGGGACTGGTGGAAAACGTGCGCCCCGCTGCGTTCCCTCGTGGATGCCACGGCGACTTACCGAGCTGCGGGGAATTGCCCACCGGCTTTTGACGTTTACCTGGCTCCCTACACCGTGCCGAAGTGCGCCACTGGCACCACCATGCGTCACTACTGGAAGAGTCACTCCTACCGGGAAGTAGACGGGGAAGTGCGCTGTGAGTTCAAGGTCAACTACGGCGGCTCCCCGGTGGTGGACGTGAGCGCGGCGCTCATCCACGGTTGCAAGGACTACAGCTTGCTGGACATCGTGCAGAAGCGTCTCTGTGCGGTTCTAAGTTGACATTTTCTACAAACATAATTACCTAACCCCGTTAAACAAAATGCTCGTAGTCCTCCCCACTCACAACGGCGACCGGAATCTAGCGGTCAACCTCTGCGCGCACATTGCGCGGATGGGCGGTGTCCAGAACCACGAGTGTCTGATCGTCACTCCGCAGGAAACGAATCTCGCTGGCATCGAAGATGTGTTGCGAGGCGTGTTCGGCAAGCTCTACGTCCATCGCTACGTGGAGACGATGAAGGGATGGCCCTACGGCGCGAACGAGGCGGCAGCCGTGGCCATGATCCACGTCTACAATTCGCCCGAGCTGCAGTATCACTACCTGATGCTGGAGCCGGATTGCGTGCCGACCACGAAATTCTGGCTGGACATGATCGACATGGACTACCGCCGCTGTGGTCAGCCGGTGCTGGGCGTCCGTATCCCCACCGTGGAGATTGCCACGGGGCGGCAGGTGGGGAATCACGTCGTCGGTGTGGCCGTTTACCCGAACAACTTTGCCCAGCTCTGCCCGCTCGTCCGCAATCTGATCGACATGACGAGCCAGTATCGCGCGCAGAACTCCATGCCGATGCCCTGGGACGCGTATTTTGGCCCCTACACCTCGCGCATGACCGCGGAGACGACGCTCATCCAGCACTTGGCTCGTGTGCGTCACCAATCGCCTACCGGCGAGATTCGCTGGGACTGCCCTTCGCTCGATCATGCCATGGGCCAGGTGAACAAACAGGCGGTTCTCGTCCACGGTTCCAAAGACCCCGCTTTCCTTACCACCCTCACCGGAGAAATTGCTCATGCCCCTCAACAAATCCGAAATGAACCAGCCAGGATCGAAAATGCGCGGCCTGTCGAAAAAGAAGCTCTACGCGAAAGTAGTCAGCCGTCACGGAGCGCTGGCAGCCAAGAACACGGCAGTCGCCCCGAAGAAAAGCAACAGCAGGAAGTAGACGGATTCCCGGTGCTGGACGGCGGGTATGCCGCAAACCCCAAGGTCCGGGCTCGGCAGATGCGGGAGAAAGAGGAACTGCGCAAGCAGTATGGCGTCGCCTACCCCATCGACACTGCGCCCTTCCGCCGCGCCATCTATTTCCACGTCGAACTGCCTTGGCCGAAGCTCAAGCAGTATGCCGCGCGACTGGAGGTGCCCATTTTCAAGCAGAAAAAGGAAGCTCTGGTGAATGCAGTGGTGGCCAAGGAAATCGAGCAGGGCAAAGAGGAATGGACGAAGGGACTGAAAAAGCCGGAGCCCCCGAAGGAGGTTGCACTCGACACCCCGGTGGAGCTGATGCCCCCGGTGCCGACTGGCTCGTTCGCCCTTTCCAACTCCAACAACGGTGCCCATTTTCACCCATCGCTGAACGTCCAATACGACGTGAAAGATAAAGACGGAAACCACATCTCGACTCAGAATGCCGTTCCCAAGAGCGAGACTACCATCAGCGATGAGCGTGCCGCGCGGATGCGCCAGATGCTCAAGGAACGGAATCTTTTAACCGCCTAACATCATGCCTTGGACTGGATCATACGACATCCCCACAATCTCCAACGGGGATGGTGAAAAACCGGAACTGCCCGAATCCCGTGTGCGCGACGGGTGGCAGGGGCATGCCATATTTCGCAAACTGGAATACGACGACCGCGACGCAGAAGTGGCTCGCGCGAACATTGATTACCAGATCGACGGTGGATTGCCCTATTCGGTCGATGTGATGAAGAATGCGGGGCGTGGGGAAGACGCCAACGTGAACTTCCGGGAAGCCCGTGCGGAAGATGACCTGGCCCAGACGCCGTTCATCGAGATGACGACGATCAGTCCGACCCTCTGGCGTATCTCGGTCAACAGCGGCGGCAGTGATGACGACCGCACTTCGTGGGGGCGCACGATGTCCGACCATTTCACCCGGATGGTGCGCCGTTGGGACGATTTCGATTACTACCGCATCAAGCTTTCCCAGCAGTTCACCCGGCACGGAGCCGGATTCGCTTACTGGGAGGACGAAATCGACTGGCGCTGGCGGGCAGACGGGCTGAACGCTTTCAAATTGCCGCGCAATACCGAGAGCCGTGCCAGCGCGATCCCCTACTGCGTGTGCAAACGCAGCATGTCCGTCACAGAGCTGTACGCCTTCATCAAAAAAGAAGAAGTAGCCAAGGAAGTTGGCCGGTGGAACGTCGAAGCGGTCAAGACTGCGTTGCGCTACGCCGCGGTGTCCAATTCCCGGCCTCTCTACAGCTACGCATGGGAAGATTTCCAGAGGGAAATCAAGGAGAACGACGTGGAGTTTGGTGTGCGCGCCGAACAGGTGCAGCTCTACCACGAGTGGGTGATCGAATACGACGGCACCGTGTCCCACTACATCGGTTTGCAAGACGGCATCGCCATGCTGGACGACAAAATCGAGAAACCCTCCAGCGACAGCAACCGGAACAGCGACGCCAAGAGCAACATGATCGGCAATGGGTTCCTCTACGCCCACCGCTGCCGGTTCCCTTCATTCAGTTCGGCCATCATCCCGTTTTACTACGCCATTGGCACCCATGCCACGGTGCATACGATCCGCGGCCAGGGCGAGATGAACTTTGGTCCCATTTCCATCTCCAACCGGGCGATGTGCAACCTGATCGACTGTGCCAAGGCATCGAGCATGATTCTTTTGCAGGCGGAATCTCCCGCGGACGCGGAGAACACCGCTTACATCCAGATGGGGGGATTTATGATCCTCTCCGGGCACACCAAGGTCCAGCCTAACGCTATGCCGGATGTGTCCGGTCGGCTGTTGCCGGTGCTGAACGAGATGCGCGGGCTGCGGCAGCAGGTGAGCCCTAATTCCGCCGCGCAGCCGCCGCAGACGGGCAAATCCAAGCAGCCGGAAACCAAATACGGCATTCAGGCCAAGCAGAATCGCGGGGGAGCGCTGAGCAGTGCGATGCTCACCCAGTGGTTCGGCCCTTTCGGTCGCCTGGGCCGGGAGATGCTCCGTCGCGTGCTCAACCCGAATCTCAAGGAGAACATGCCCGGTGGGAAAGAGGCATTTGAGTTCCGGCTGGCTTGCATGAAAGATGGTGTCCCGGCTCACATTCTCAAAGACTTCAGCAATTTCGATGTGGACGCTGTACGCGTCATTGGCAACGGCTCACCGGAGCAGCGTCAGTATGCGGCGGAACAAGTGCTCGCGCTGTCCGACAAGGGGTTCGACGAATATGGCAAGCGCAAGGCGCTCTTGGACGCCACGCAGGCCATCCCAGGTGTCGATTGGCAGGCCGCGCAGGATTACGTTGGGCCGTTGGAACCCCGCAAACCGATTGACGATCAAATCGCCAATGCGGAGAACTCGCTGTTTACACTGGGGGCGCAGGCCAAGGTGACAGGCGAGCAAAATCACTGGGTTCACTGCCAGGTCCATGAACAGCTCGTCACGCAGTTTGTGGAAGCCTTCAACCAAGGCCAGATCGACGGTCAAAAACTGGTCAGCGTTCTCAAGCCAGCCTTGGCCAACATGCTTGACCACTCTGAAATTCTCTCCAAGGAAAAAGCTTTTGAGAAGGAGAGCGCACAAGTGCGCAAGTTCATCCAGAATAACAACGGCGTGTTGGAGCAGCAGGAGAACAAGCTGATCGCGCAAATGCAGCGCCAGCAGCAGGAGATGCAGCAACAGCAAGGTGGTGAGATGAGCCCCGAAGCTCAGCAGAAGATGCAGCTCCACCAGATCGAACTGCAAAAACGGCAGGACGAACTGGCGATGCGCCGTGAAGA